TGTTGGTCCATTCGCTGTTGAGCTTCTCTTTCACGTTCCTCTATATCGTTCATATTCTGCTGCATAAGCTCTTGTTCAGTTTGTTTCTGTTGGTCCATTCGCTGTTGAGCTTCTCTTTCACGCTCCTCTATGTCGTTCATATTTTGCTGCATAAGCTCATTTTGTGTATCTGTATTCTGCACACTAGGTTTTGTACCTTGAGTTCCTGTACCTTGGGTATTTGTACCTTGAGGAACTGTACCCTGAGGAACTGTACCCTGAGCTCCTGTACCCTGAGCTCCTGTACCTTGTGGCTTAGGAACGGTATTCTGTGGAGTTCCACCTGTTTGATTTTTTGTAATAGTACTATTATCTTGTCTATTGATACGTCTAGCCATACCTTTATCACTTGCAAGATAGCCAGAAATATCGAAATTACGTTTACCTTCAAAATCCCAATTAGGATTAGAACGCACATGCCACTGTAATACTCGTAAAAAAGATTTAGTAACAGGGTAACCTGACTGCTGTCTCTTGTAAATTTGTTCCTGTATATATTTTTGTGCATCTTCAGGTAACTTATTAAACTGTCTTTTAAAAGTTCCGCCAGTAATAAAATTACTATTACTAATATAGTCTGCAGGATTCCACAGACCATCGGCAGGAGTACTTTCATTCAACTGTCTTTTTAATTGACGCGCTTCTTCTTGATTCCTAGCTATTTGTTCCTGAAGTGTTTCCATAATTACCTCTTAATATTTTAATTATACACTAAAACTTACATTTTGTAAATGTACCTTATTTTAGAGTTCCTTAAGTTCTTTAACATCTATCTGTTGTGTAAGTATCTCCGCTCTACGCTGAGTAACAACCTTAACTTCACAATCAATTCCAGAAATAGCAATGTATTGATCAGACCAAATGTGCAATCGCTCACGATTACCAGTTCCATTCTTACCTTGAAATCTAAATGAATAATAACCATAGCTACCAGATCTAGTAAATAACTCTTTTGTCAAGAATATATGTGTAGGCCGTGATTCTATTTTACCGCCTGATGTCATTGTTTCAGCTTTAACATTTACTACAGCATAGTTATCTGGCCCATAAATATAATCCATTTCAACTGGCCAACAGAAAGTAATTACCCATTCAAATAGACAATCTGCATCTTCTGATACACCTAATGGACTTGTAACCAATATAAACGGATTATATGTCCAACCATCAACACCAGAAACATTCTTATTTATTCTATCATATATTTCAAGATACTCACGTTTAGTATCATAAGTCTCACGATCAAGTTTCTTCCACTTACCAATATTATCTTTAAGCGACTTGAGCATATACTCATTAAATACAGCCCGGTTAATAATAACACGATTAGGCCCCTGATATGCAAGGCCACATGGCAATGAAATTGTCTTATACCAAGATCTATCATTAAAGATTGTTGTTATTGGTGGTGGTAATTCACCTGTTACATTACTCTTACCTAATGTAGGAACAATAATGTTGTCAGTCTCAGTGTCATTATCTTTAACACTAGGATCAAGTCTTGTATAAGTCATAAGACAAGGCATTACAACTTCATGATTGATAAAGTCCCATGTGCCTGTCTTTATGTCTCTAAAGCGCTCAAACATGTCCATTTTAACAAGATTATTACCAGTAAATACATAATAGAATCTAGTTGCTTTAGAGTAGAAATATGCTTCAGTTAGAGATGCACCCACAAATGTTAATCCAAGTACCGGGACTATTTCTGTAATAATATCAATACCTTCTTGTGTCTGCACCTGACAGATATAGTCATTTGTATACCTATATGTATTTTTACCAATTGTAAAGTCTACTGATGCCGGTGCTTTATATGCTGTCTGATTGTTCATTACATTTGTTGTTAAAGCTGTAATACCATCAAACACGTTCAACTGCATAGCTGTCATTGTTTTAACAGCAGCTGGCATAGTGTTAATTAGTTCAGTAAACACAGGTATAGCCCAACGTGTAACGTCTTTATCTTCACCTATTGTACCACCTTCAAGTCCCTTTTCTTTAGCTGCGTTTGTCACAAGTGTATATACTTTATCAATAGTATGTACATCAATAGCGGGTTCACTATCAAAGTTACCTTGTACCTCATTAGCCGGGAACTTATTGCTTCTCTTAAATCGGTCATTAACCTGGAAACAATACAAGAATGTCTGATTATTCTTATTCATTCCTGGTGAACCTGTCCAATCAACAATACGATAAGATATACCATCAAATGAGTGATACAGTTTATTATCTAGAACTGAGTTATAACCTGTACAGTTAAATGCAAGAATGTTAGGTGTAACAGCATATGGTCTCATATAAGCTTTACTAAGACCACGTTTAATCTCAAGTGCAATATAAGGTGCTGCTATACCACAGAAATCTTCAGTTATAACCACATTAGATGGCGCACAATTTATTAATTTAGTATCTTTACAAGTAACCCATTGTGTTAATCCATATGTTACACACTGTGATAATTGCCAATCCACATCAATAATATAGTCTTGGAATAATGATGGTGTAAATGATGGTTCTGATACACTTATATTTTGATTCTTAAATGCTTGTGTAGGCAAGAAACTAGGAACACCTTCTATCTTAGCCATATATCTAGGTAATCTCTTTTGTTCAGTTTTACCGTAACATGTTGCAACATACAATGGAACACTACCCTTTAATACACGGCTTATAGAACTTTCATCGTTTACATTCATTGTACTATGTGGTATTTTATATTGTTCAGGGCTTACTAATAATCTGGCATGCTCATCAGTGTTTTCTATTCTATTGGTCATCATATCAAGAGCCCAATCAGTCTGTTTAGTGCCTGCTACAACTGTTTCATCAGTATAATTAAGACCTTCTTCAGGTACACCCCAACATGGCCACATAAAGTATTCATTCTTTTCACCATACTTGTGTTTACCCTCAGTTTCTGTTTTACCATTTATATTTGAGTCAACAGCATCAGCTTTCATCTTATCAGCCATTAAATCAATTAGGCCTTCAATTTCTTCTTGAGCAATCATAATTGCACGTGTAGCTAACTTAGCAACCTGTAAAGCTGCTAATGCTGCTATTGCTGCAACAACTCCGGCAAAATTACCACCAGAACCTGCTGCTTCTATCATTGTATTAGCTGTATAGTCTGCAGTTTTAGAAGCAAGCTCGTGTACAAAAGTTGTTGCTAAATATGCAAGTTTAAGCTTCCAGGTACTCAATACTTTTATTACAAATGACAATTGCATAACATAACTTGTAACCTGTACATCTGTTACAGATTGAGCTGAACAGTTAGCAACAAACTGATGCTCCACGAAGCCTGGCCCTGCAAATACTCTTTGATTCTCACAGGTAGAATAAAACATATCAAGAGACTTAATTCCTACAACAGTACTACTTATACCTGTAGTTGGAGAATCAGAATGTAATGATTTAATCATAACATTTGTAAGGTTTTCACTTACAGACTGTGTAAATACATCACCGACTTCATTTACAGTATTCCAGTTAATACCTTCATTAACTGCTATCTTTTTATCAACAGCTTGTATAGCAGGTAAGAAAATATTAAACAAGAATAATATACCACGTCTCTCAGCCGTATATGGCATAATACCTTCTTGTTTGATTATCTGTTTATCAAAAGTTAACTCATCAGAGATCAATGGTGCTTTAGTTTCAGGTTCCATAATACCTTTAGCATTCTTACCTAATAACTCAGATAACTCATTAGTTGTATCTTTAGGCTCTGATACTTCAGGATTACTAGAACTATTATGATGAACATATGCATACTGACCTAATGTTTGTTGCAAATAAATAATTGACGCTACTTTAGGTGCATAAAGATAAATATCTGGGTTTAAAGCAGCATTAACAAAAGTACTCCATACAGAAGGTACATCATTACCATTACTAAATAAAGACATAAGAGCTCTTTTAACAACAGTATTATCAAAAAGTAACTCTGTTCTAAAACTTGGTGACTTATACACTGCTTCATACACATTAGTAAAAGGTAATACTTGCACAGTATAATTGTTACTGTCTACATCATAAGTTAAATGAGATACTATATTCTTAACCTCTTTATCAATATACCATTGCTTTTCAGCAGTGCCAAATACTTTATTTGGATTTGGTGTTTCATTAATTCTAGACTCTTGTCCATTTTCAATGATATAAGCTGCATCAATATCATCAAGATTTGGTCTAGCAGGTATCTTTGTAAGTGTTTCTAAGTCATGTACTCTATCACTAAAGCCTATATCTTTATCAAAGAATGCCTCTGGTATTTGGCCGCCTGTTAAATCTCCAGTTATACTTACAAATCCATACCCTTGAATACATCTTTCAATATAGAAAACATTATTATCACTATCAAATGCACAAACAACTGCCCATTGATCAAAGTTATTTGATAAATGACATCCTATAAATACTCTATTGTTTCTTATAGTATTTGTCCATTTTGCTTGAGATAGTATTTGTCTTACAGTAACATTTGAGTATGTATTAAAGTATGCAGTATTATCTGTACTTGTTGATGTATTTAATTTTTGACCTATATTGATATGTCTTAGCATAAAATCAATATGTCCTTTTTCTACAAACTTATTAGCAACATCATACAATGTACATCTAAGCATGTTATTATGCTCTTTAATAAGCATAAAGTAAGACTGCCCATCAGAGTTATACGAGTTTAGTACTGTATAATAACAAGGTTCTGTACCTATAATATTAAGTTTAGGTATTTCAAAAATCTTTTCCCATCTATTACCATTCCAATCATCAAGTTCTAAAGTATTTCGCTTTAATACAAAGTAATGTGTGTTAAGTTCTAAGATATGTTTTCTATCAATCCACCAAAAATTCTCAACTTCAACAGTACTATTCCACTGCTGTTTAACAATCTGAAACTCTGTGTTAGCATTAATGTCACCAAGATAAGTACTATGATCATCTAGTCTTATATCAGTGTATTCTACACTCATTACATCATTACTGTCAGACTCAAATGGAGTCATATCAATATGTTTATACTCCCCGCGATATTGTACAGTAAGAATGTGATCGTGTATATAGTTAAATGACGCAATTATTGTTTGCATTTCACCAAGTATAAAATTAAGCGTATAAACATCATCATTAAACTTAATGTCAATAATATTATCTTGTTCGGCACTTGCAAGTTTATTAAGACGCATATTATAATCAAACTGTACTTGTCCATTGTAATCAATAGTATAAATACCATTTTCATAGCACAATAAATTATAATCATTAGTTAATATCTTTACAAAGTTACCATGTACATTATTATAAGATAATACAAGATTACCAGTAATAGCCCTTGTTAAAATAGTCTCATCCTCATCTTCAGCATCAATATTAAAGTCTAATGACGTTTCATTAAACGTGACACTGGTATTATCTGTATTAAATGTGGTTTGTGGCACTGTAAGATAATTTTTAGAGTCACCAGTATTTGTATCATATTCCATTATAAAATCAGGCTCAGTAGTTTTAGTAATAAAAACAGGTATTTGAATAATGCCATCTTGCATATCTTCATATTTTGTTATACCTATGTTATCATTACTGGTCTTCATGTTACGAATATTCAGCAAACCATCAACAAAAAACTTATGATTTACATCAGAGTCATTATAAGCAATAAATTCAGCATTTATTGGTATTCGTGTAGTATCAGCTATACCTGATATAAACACACCAAATCCACCAATACCATCTGTCTCATCAAGGGTATTACCACTAACATTATTATTTACATTAGGGTAATACTGTGTGTATAATCTAGGTTGACTTGCAGCATCTATATCTGTTAAACCATAGAAAAGTTTAAATGTTTTCTCACTGTCATGCTCAATATCAGGATTACGTAAAAATCCTAGCTTAAAACTACCAAATCTTAATGGTATATCATCTTGTTTAACTAAGTTACCTTCTTCATCATAAAGTCTTGTAAACGAGCTAAACTCTTCAATATACACTCTAAGCCAATTATATGAACCAGCTACAGTATTACGATCAACGTAAATCTTACCTGCAGCAATTTCATTATCATCTAAAGCTAATATTTCTAATGCTGGTGTTTCACTTTCATAATAGATATTTGATCCGTCTACATGCCTATACCTATTAAGCTCTTGTGCTGCTGTCTCTTTATTATATTTAAGTTTGATACCAGCATGCCCATATATAGCACCGGCAATATTTACACCGTCCATATAGTTATGATTAAATGTTACAGGCATACTAGATAAAACATCACTGGATATGTTACCTTTAAATGAACACTCTGTCAATGCCCCATTTTGAACAGTCATACGATTCAGCCAAGCTGTATTACTATTACTATTTAATGTAAATGAACAACCACCACCTGTTATACTATAACTATCATTAGTAGCATTCTCATCTGTTGTATTCCTTTCATCTACAGAGTATGATACATTAATTAAATTAGCTGCAAAATGTGCTTTACCTGTTTTACTAATATAATTTGCAAATGTAAATGGTACTGAAACAGATGACCCATAAATATTTACTACAATATTAGCGTTTAAAGTTGAGTTGTTTACTGATATTGAATATTTGTCAGTCTCATTAATATGATTCTGGTATACTGCAACATTATAATTACATACAGGTAACTGTGTAATATCATTTACACGCTGTGTACCACTTTTCCATGGAACAATACCAAGTGTATTAAAACACACTAATGAAGCAATACCATTATTTGCCTTAGCTATTACACATCCAGGTTGTGTACTCTGACAAGCTATACGTATTCTATCATCTGATTCATATTTATCAATAATAGTTTGTGCTCTTGCTACATTAATATTACGTGTCAAATCATTAATAGCCTGTACATATTCATCATATTCTGTTTCATATTCAGTAACAGTCATTACTTTTGCATCTTTAATACTTATATCTAATAAATCAGTATATGTACTATCTTCATCTGTATCTACAATAGATGAAAGAGACTGTGGGTCAATAACACCAGGATACCAAGCTTTCCAATTCTTACTCCACTCAAGCCTTTCGGTTCTGGTCATACCATCTGTTCTATTAAAGTCAAATAAAGGATCCCTAAACCTTGTAACAATACGCTGTCTAGTATAACCTGCATTTTTAATAAAAGGCACTGGTATTACTTCAATAGTAAGATTACCAATAGTAAGATCACCAGTATGATATGTACCTAGGATAAGTTTTTTGAAATCACTAAGACTATCAATATATTCCCAGGCTTGCGTATCACTATTAAATAATACAGCATAAACATTCTTATGTACAATGCTATGTAATTCAGAAGGTAAAGTTATATTAAAGCATGGTACCCATTTAAATGGCCAATAATCTGAGCTTGTAACATCAAAGTTTGTAGGAACTTCTTTATATGTACCATGTGAATACCCATTAACTACCCCATCCTCCCGTATATAAGATCTACCTTTTGTATCCCATGAATCATTATGTCTATCAAGACCTGAACTTGAATTACCATTATAAATATAAATACAAGTATCTTGTATACCAATAGGAGAATCAGCTTCACTATATACTGTACCTGGGCAAGTTGTAACTTCTTTAACGCCAAACTCCATCCCCTGTGTATACCCTGAATACCTTGCTGCTGTATTTATTTCCTGCATTAATACTGCAATCTCATCATCTGCTGGATCTGAGCTAGCAATTGTAAATCTATTATTAACACCAGCAGTTGCTGCTATAGGTATAATAGACCGTATATTTGATAGATCCTGAACTGTCCTAAGTGTATTGTCATCAAAACAATTATTATACTTAAATGTTTTATTTGGCTGCCAATTAGTACCTTTATATGCAGGGCCATATAAATCCCAAGCAGCGTCACCCATCCACATACGAATACGTGCTTTAAGACTAGTATAAATATCAGAATAACCTTGAACTAATGCAGTATTAAACCCTGGCCATCTAGGCAAATTACCTAAAAGAATTGTATAATTTGAATCAGTCTGATTCATCTTATATAATCTAAACAGTGCTGTGCTACTTTTCCAGGCGATAGAGTTTCCAAATATAATCTGATTATATCTGTACTTAATGGCATTCGGACGGCTTACTTTTGTATCAGAGGTAAAATCAGCAATGGTACCCTCTCTAACAACACCAGGCTCAAAGACACTTCTAGCTTTATATGTAGTATTTGGATCTAGCGCATAATCACAAATAAAATGTATAGCATTACAGTAAACATTATCAGGTTCCCAAGCACCCAAAGATGTATCGAGAGAAGGTTTATATGATGCTGTAAACCATAGTGGTACTTTAATGTCACAAGTAACTAAATTCTGTGTATCTAAAGTAGTACCTGAAAAATCACATTTAATCTTATTGAAATCAACAATATTTGAGCAGGCTGCAGAAATTACAGCATCAGAATCCCAAGAATTACCAGTCAATCTAATATTATTATACTCATTAACATAGTCTCTAAGATTTAATCTTATATCAATATCTTTGGTTCTATTCTCTGAATAATTAAACGTTATCTCATTGTCATTATAAATTGCATAAGCAGTATTATTACCGTCAACAGTAAGAATTTCTCTTACAGGATCAAATACATACTGTGAACCTCTGACAATCTGTGTAATATCTGTATCATTATCATTCCATTTATGCTCATCACTATCTTGTGTATGTAAAAAGCCTTTATAATCAACAGTATGTATAAACTGATCACAATCTAGGAACATACCAGCTTTAAAATCTACATCAACATCAAGTTTACCATCATTCTTAATAAGAATAATCTTATAACTATTATCATCTTTCTGTAACACATAATTAATAGTAACAGATTCATTATCAACACTTAAGTCATGCGTTTCAGTATCAAATACAACATCACAGGTAATCTCATGAAAAGCACAATGTATTGTATTATCATAGTCTGGGTCAAATTCTGCGGTACCATTACTTACATGAATAACTCTAGAGTCTTTTGTATATATGTAAGATTTAAGAACATCTGCTGAATATTCCGCATTGTATAATGATACCATATATGTAGGTATATCTGTAAGCTGCATATTACTTGCATACAGATTTTCTTCAATCATTGAACGTATGTTATTATATTTAAAATCATAAACATTCCAGCCTGCAGCCCATCCATTCTTTTCAAAGCGTAATGAGTTAGGCAAAAACTTACCTTGACACTTCTGCCAATTATGCTGCCAAGTATTCTGATTAACTGGTACAAGCATATCACTTGTATTAACATCAAGTCCAGCTTCAAGATTCAATGATACTTTATTTCCACCTTCCATATCTTAATCCTTAATTGAATAAATTATTATTACCATAATAATACCATATAATATGATAAATACATTAAGTGCCACTAAATAACAACCTCACCAAGTTTAACTGATTCAATGAATGCTGCAATTAAGAACTCGTGAATTGTATCAGGCACAGGTATACCAAGAGCTTCAAACTTAACTAAAGTTATAGCAAGCATAAGTGTAACCTGCTGCCAGTCTATATAATATGGTAATGTTTCAAAACTAATTTTACCTTTGATTATATTCAACACTGCACGGGCTGTACTTAACTGTAAATAATCAATTGGCTGTTGTCTTGTATTTTCTTCGTCACTTAGTGGATCATTTAAGTGAACAGGTTTAAGAGAAATATAAGCTGTGTCAATAAGCTCTTTAATTTCATCCCAATCCATATTTTCATTATCACTTTTATACCCTGCATTGTATTTAATATATAAACTCAAGGCATCAGCAATAAATTCACTTAATCCAGAAAGCTGTGCCTGAAATACAGAATCACGTGTCTGGTCAAGCGCAACAACTGCAGCGGCACTACGCATATTCTCCATATCAAAGGATGCATTCTGAATACCAGCTAATTCATACATTGCTGTTTTATATTCCTGAATAATTGCAGAAAGCTCAGGATCTAATGGTGTAGGGTTAATAACAGTCATAAGTGAATCAAGTGGTCTTGTGCTATCTACATACAAACATTCACCTGTACCATTTGTAATTGCTTTCATAGCAAGTTCAACATCTGAATTGAATACTGGTGTTGCACCTTTATAGTTTCTGATCAACTGCTGTTGTTTAGCATTGATCTTATTAATTTCACGCTGCATAGGGTAAAGAATATCGAACAACGAACTTGACATTACTTTTGCAAAGCCAGTGTCCCAACGCATAATAGCAACTAATACTTCGTCAAATGGGTAATTCTTTGCAGGTAATGCTTTACCACTTATTGTTACATAACACTTTTGTGTAAGACAATTGAAATACATACAAAGGTCAACTGTGACTTTACCCTCAATAATTTCAAGTATCTCTTGCTTATCTTCTTCAACGAGATCTTGCAAATAAACCAAAGCTTGTGCAACAGGACATGCATAATCTCTATAAAGCATCTGAACTATTTTGCCATGATTTACCTGACTTTCAAACAAGCCAATCTCATAATCATTACCTTTAACAAGCTTACCTGTATAAGGATCAATAAATGCATAAGAATAACCAAGAATTGCTGCATCATGGAATACATCAATACAAGTTCTGTTAAACTTATCTTTAGTAATATACATACGCAAAATACGTTCAACTTCATCTTTATATATAATGTATTCAAAGTTCTGATCTTCAGACATTAAGAATGGAATAAACTGAATAGTTCCTAAACGAGACGTAACCTGATCAACAATTTGCTTAAGATAATTACAAGATAATCCAGTACCATAATCCTGGCGCTCTTGATCCATCCAAGTAAATGGTGCACTATTATATGATGATATGGCCCAGTCACTTGTTTTAAGACTCGGGAACATCTTATTATAGAACGCACAGATCTTAAGATATTCTTTAGAATACTTTGCTTCAATAATACTGTTCAATCTATAAAAGTCATTTTGAATCTCATCAGGTAACTTCCAGTCATCAACCTTCTCACCAGGATAAAGCGTAGGTCTATTTAACTGTGTTACCTCATCAAATGTATAATTCAATCCATTTACATTCATAATTAACCTCGTTTACTATGCTCTCTTATGAACTGATCTACAGCTACAGCATCATCCAAATGGTTAAAAATATCATAGTCATTGTCAAGTTTAGTCTCACTTGTAACTGACTTGATCTCAAACTTATGACCTCCAGGACTTGTAACTTCAATAATAATATTTTGCTTAAGTGCTTTTGCTGCATGTATAACTAAATACTCCAAAAACTCAACAGACCATTCCTGTTTGCTGAGTATTCTTAGAGCTTTTCTACGTTTAGCCTGCTCATAGTGTATTGTAACTATCTGTCTAAGTAAACTGGGCTCCTTCATAATTACCTCTTATTAAACATATCATTTACTGCGCTCTTATTAAATCTATTTACATCACGCATAACTTGCTTACGACCCTCTGCTTTATCATCACTAGGCATAACTTTTTTAGCCGTAGTTTTTGCTTTACCTTTATCTGTAAATTTATCTGGGTTAATATCAGAATCATATCGTTTATTATACGTAATATTACCTGTACGTAAGTTTTCCATAGCATTAACATTATGACCTGTAATAGCACGTTTTTCGTCTGCAATAGACTGTAATGTCCATTTTTCATTACCATTCTCATCTACAGAATGTACACTATTAGGATTATTTTTAATCTGTTCTGATCTAGACTTAATTCCAAGTTCACGCTTTCTCTGGTACTCTTCTGGATTATCTACAATGTTTTCAGTCTCACGGGCACGTCCATCAGGATTATCTTTTAACATATCTTCTTTATTCTTATAAATCTTACCGGTTGTAATATCAATAACGCCACCAAGTGCGTCAATACGTTTTATAATATGGTCAGTATCTTTAAGACCTTCAAGTTCTGCGATCTCAATAGGTGTTTTACCAACATATGTATCAAGAATAAAGTTTTTACCTGTCTCAGCCATCTGTTGCCTTTTATTGTTAAACTTATCGTTATACTCACCTTTAATAGCCTCAGCTTGCTGTCCTGCGTACTGCTTGAGTTGCTTCATAAAATCTCTACTAGGATCTATATTAATACGTAAAGGATCCCGGTCTACGTTAGGACTGAATATCTGCAACATCTTATCTGCAAAAGGAATAGTTCTGTCTTTCTTAACTTTATCAATATCACCTTCACTAAGTCTATGAGTAACTGTCCACATTTCAAAATTGCCATCATCAGCTTTTTTACCCATAAAGACTTGATGTCCACCCTCTTCACCAGAAGCTGTAACAAGATACCAACCTTGTGGCAACGGAATAACGTTACTATGTCTGAAATCTCCAGTATTAAACTTCTGTTCTGGTTCAAGCTCTTTTAACAGCTTATTCAAAGTACTCCAAGAATCTTTTGCCTCATTACGAGCTTCTTTAGCCTCGCCAATATCCTTATCAGTTTGAGCTCTGTCTATTATAGAATCAAATACTTCAAGTGCAAGTTTCTCTTTCTGAGTTAATTGTTTTTCAGGTATTCCTTTAAGATCCAATAAGTCTTGCAGCAAATCATATTCAACATCAGACAACTTAGAGTCATCACCTGTAACATATGCTTTCGCTATATTCTGTAAAACTTTATTCTCACCAGATTTAACCTGATAAACAGGATTATACCCTGCATCCATCTGCATATCTTTAAACATATTCTTTCTGAAGCCTTTAAGCTTGTCTTTAAAGGTATCTGAATTTAATAATCGTTTAAGATTAACGTTATCAAGGTTAAGGTCATTTGTATATTCATCAAGCTTAAGCTCTTTCAATAATTTAGACATATCCCCAGGATAGGAGTCTTTAGGTAAACTAACACCTACATTCTGATCAAACAGCTCTTTTGTCTGTTCTTCATTAATACCTGCATTCTTTACATCTTGTGCAATGCCAAGCTTGTCAACAAGCTCACTAATATTCACATTATTTTTATTCTTACTTGTATAATCCTTCAGTTCATTATTAATAAATGAAAGAATCTTATTCTTAATAAGATTTTCATTCTGCGCTTTAATATCACCCATTGAATGTAAAGATGTACCACGTTTTGTCAACATATTAACTAATGGACTACCTGCAAGATTATCAAGAGCTTGCTGTAATTTCTTTTCTTTATCATTGATATATATTTCATTATCTCTTTGAGAAAGCTCATGTCTAGCTTGTCTATGTGCTTTACCCTGTTCAGATCTCTGTTTTTCAAGATCTTTAATAGCTGCACGCTTATCTTTCAAAGTGTTTAGGGCTTCTGCTGTATCAGCTTTTACTTTATTAAAACGATGTGCATTCATCATGTCAATAGTATCAATAGGCTGATTGCGTGCTCTACGATTTAAATCTATTTGCTCTTCTGCTGTTAATCCATGCCCTCGTCTACGTGCTGCCTCTTCTTCATCTCGACTAACATAATTATCTTTAGTACCATCATCAAGATACTGATTTGACAAATCTTGTTTCTCATACTCTGGTGCTAAATTATTCTTAAGGCCTTCCTCTTCCATACGAAGGTCAAGCTCTTCCTGAAAAGAATCTGGATCTTCTATACCCATAAGAAGAAGCTCTTTATAATCTTCTTTACCTGTCTTACCCCTCCCTTTACCTGTCTTACCCCTCCCTTTAAGGGTCATTAAGTATTTAAACTGCTCTGCATTAACTTTAATACGTTCACCATTGTATTCTATAAATTTAACCTTAGCTTTTTCAGGACTATGTACTCGGTTATTTGCAAGTGTATTTTTGTAAACAGAATCATCTGCTTTTTCTGCAGGTACAAAAGTAAAAGTACCATCTAAATTTTTAACCATTGCCATATATGTATACCTCTCTATAATTGGGATTTTGCTTACATCACATTATAATAATAACATAAAACCAGTGTTATGTAAATGTGACTTTTTCCAATACTTACTGACCAAGGACATTCCACAAACAGTACCGCATCGCTGGCAAAAGGTCAGGGTGAAATGCTCCATCATCAATTTCATTATAAATCTCACCATTTGGACCACGCAACAAAATTGTACTTACACACTCATGTTCGCACTTACCACCCTTAATCAATAATAATTTACCAGTACGCATCAATTCATCAATCTTGTCCCACATAATAACTTTATCTGTTTTATGTGCATTTGCTATCTGTAATCTAAGATTAGAATATTCTGTACCAAATTCCTCGAGACTAACATTAATGGCAAGTTCATCAGTAATATGCTGATCATTATCATCTGCATCCCACAGAATACGTTTATTCAAATCTTTTAAAGCTTTCTCATCATAAGTAGACTCTGGTCCTGTCATAAGCGTCTGTAAAGCTAACATCCAACACTCTTTAACCTGTTCCTTAAGATATTCCAACTGACTCATTGTTCTATCTTTAATATCAAGTCTATTAAATTTAGCCTCGAACAGCTCATAACCTTTACCTTCATCATCAGACCATGCTATTGCTATCAATGTATCATTATCAGACACACCATAGTCAACACCAATAAATACACGAGATATTGGCCACTGAGGCATCGCTTCTTTAGGGTCATACACTTTATAATTAGGATACAATACAAGATCGTCATCATAAGCCCATTCACCGTTATACTCTCGCCTTACATAAGGTGTATCCCAAGTCAAACCTTTTTCCTCAATAGCTTTCTCAACATATGCTTGTCTTGCCTCAACAGCTACGGGATGTGGATTATCACGCCATGTCCAAGTAAAATGTGGAACTTCCCATGTCTTCCAAGCCATTTCACCATATGTACCTTTAATCTGTGGTGGTGTACCTGCACAAAGAAACTTATAATCATCGGCGTAGTCCATCTGCATCGGCTGAAGAACTTCATCCTGAAGATACGACAAAAGCTCAGACTTTAGATGGAAGAACTCATCAATAACAATAACCTTAGCTTTATTACCACGAATCTGGTCTGGGTCTTTAGTATTACTCAAACCACGAACAAGGATCTGTGAACCATTGTCCATACGCTTCCAATTAAATCTTTTGCCTCTTTTGTCCTGAAGGTGACATGCATCAACAATTTCATTTGCTGCACTATCTATTAACCCTTCAGTTAACTCCATTGTCTCTCCAATGTAGATACAGGTTGTATTAGGTTTACGCAAACACTCAACTATACAGGCTGCAACAAGTAAATGTGTTTTTCCCGCACGGCGTGAACAACAAACAAGAATGGTACCATTACCCGCATTTAATACATTTAATTGCTTATCAAAAAGTGTATGCAATATCATATAGATATTATACGCATTATCATAACAAAGCTCTGCAACACGGGTCTCACCCGGTCTACCATCAATTCTATCAATAAGATATATAATAGCTTTAGTATCTTTGTGCATTATTGCATTCATGTAAAGAGTTCTTATCAAATGATCTCTCTTTGTACCAGAACCTGCAAAAGCCATTGCTAAATCAGTAATATTGTCTAACTCACTTTTAGCTTGTTTAATTCTAAGCTCAAGTGCCTTAATCTGGTTCTTTGTAACTGCAACATTGCCTTCTTCAGATGCAATAGCCCCGGTTATTGATGCCTGGGTAAGTACATTCGTCCATTTGGCATAAGACATCTCCACGCACATTACAGCGTATTCTGGATCTTGCATTACGAAATCTATTACAGGTAAATGATGTGCTGCTGCTATTTCATAAATACTGTCTAATGATTCATCAACAGCGTCTCGCTTATCAGATGAATACCATGGCAATTTAACTTCTTCATTGAACAAATTCCTTGATACTTCAGTAAATGAAATATTACTCACTTGATCATTATCTTTGTCCTGTATTACTGGAACCTGAATTTGTTCACTAGCTGTTAAAATATCATCAGTCATTTTCTTCATCGTCCTTATGCCAAATATTTAGCCATGCTATAGCGAAATATACAACCACCAATATAACTACACAAATGGTACCAAACACTTGCATTACAATACCTCAATATAATTAACTGAGCTCAATATTTCTTTAACTTCAGTCAATTTATCTTGATTAACTCTAATTTTAAGAATAACTTTATTATTAGGATTAACCTTAACAGGTTTCTTGTCTTTAATAGGCTTAGACACAAATTTATTGATTGCCGGAGCTTTATAGTCTGGAATAGATACACAGAACTGTTTTACACCCTGCTTTGTGATCTTACCATATGAGCTGGTAATCTGTAACAAAGCTTTACGTGCACTATCTTCATCAGCTGCCTCAATAATGATCACCGGCCACTTAACCTGCAACAAATCTGGATCCTGATCAATCATAGCTAGAATAGCCTGCCTACGGCCATGTCCATCTAACAAGTAATTCTTATCAGATTTCCATATTGCAAAAGGCATAAGTAAACCTTCAGTATTCAATGAGTCCTGAAGCTCATGAATATCTTGCTCAGTACGTTTCTTAAGGTTACCTTGAAACGGAACCATGTCAGTGATTAACATTGACTCTTCAGTTTTACATTTAATTTCCATATAGTTTCTCCTTATATGTATTATTATAACACAGGCCAGAAAAAATGTACACTGTATTAGCTAATTTTTATAAGGGCCTTTTTTACAAGAAAAATGAAAAATTATGTATATATAGAAGGAACTTGACTTTTTCGGCTTGCTTCATAGTTAAAGACTCTTGCTTACAGAATCAGAAGCAAAGACAGGTTCACCAACAGCTCAATTGATACATTCCTCACTTTAAGTGATACTTTCTGTGAATGTACACTTTTTATAATTAGCTAATTCATTTTACATTTGAAAATAAAAATTTTTCAATTTTCAATGTGTAAAAATGACATTTACAACGGAAAAAGTAACATTCATATTAAACTCGCTCAATGGTTAATGTAACAAATTTACTTGTTGGTGATTAATGTAACATGTGATACGTGCGTGAATTACTCAGGGTCCTGTTGTTGTGGATCCCTAGTCATGATTCGTTCGTGACCGGGCCTAGGCTCATTTTGATCTTTGGTAAATGTCACACATGCTTTGATCCGCTGACCGCGGGGTTTTTCCGAGCTACCGTACAAAAAATTCCTGTGTCTCTAAATGTATTATCTAGTGAGGCTATTTTTTATATAATATAAGTAGACTCTCGAAAAGTGTATCCAAACGAGGGTAGAAAAATATTCAGGCCCTTGGTAACGTAACCGTGAGTCAAGTATCTTGTGTGGATATTCACAGTACGTTAATACCGGGCTACAAGGAGACTACTATGAAAGTAGTTAAATGTGTCTTCGCAGGTAAGACCTACGAGTTGCCTGCAAACAACAGTGGTTGGATCTCTGATTCAGAGACTAAGATTCCAGATGCCTTGGTTAAGTTACTCAGGGAACGTCCTAGAGTAGGCAAAGGTTCTAAAGGTGAACCGATTATTCAGGATGATCTTGGTAAGCGCATTAGCCTTGGTTCAGCATCTCTTCGTCTCGAAGGAGAAACAATTGGTGGAACTGGTTCTGGTGGTTCTAAGTGTCCGAGAATGTTTGCCCTGGAGGCTTTGAAGTTTAAGGACAAGTTGTCAAAAGAGGCTATTGCATTCTTTGAAGAAGCTGCAAGAGATCCTAAGCTTGACAAGATGGTCCATGACTTGATGGCTATGGGTAAGACAGAAGCAGAAGCCAAGAAGTTCCTTGGTATCTAGTCAAAGACCCGTGTGGTCTGACCCATTTCTCACTAAGCTGTGCTCGTGAAATACCGGGTACCGCTTAGTGAGTCTTTAATCTAGGCCATTGGTTTCAGTGGCCCTGACTAAGGAGGTTTTATGAGAACTAGACTTAGTCTCTATGAGTTACAAAAAGTATATCTTAAAAAATACAAAAAGGATCTTGTTAAAGACTCTAAGTATGCGGGTCTTGAAGCATGTCGTAAAAACGTTATCAAATGTAACACTAGTAAAAAACTATGTTACTGTAAAGGAGGTGTCTAATGCCATTTATGGATGACTTTGATGAGCCATACATTATGACTGAGCAAGATTTAGAGGAGGTACTTTATGGTACTACTGAAAGCTGTGATCAAGATTATGATGAGTGATCTTGATGAATTTGTAAAAGGTATTTATGTCTCGATTATTTAAACAAGCACTGTCACAGGACTATGCACAGATACAAATTGATAAGTATTATGCATGTATTATTGTTAACGGTGACTTGGAGCACTGTTATATTGTTAAACGGTCACAAGTTAGAACTGCTCTAGAGATTCAAGAAACTCTTAGGCATAAGTTCGGTGGCCGATGGTTACTCATTATGTGACCAATTAAATTAAAATCCCGGGCTAGTCCCGGGTAAGGAAAACACTATGTTTGAACTCTTTCAACAAATGCTTAAAGAACAAATGGGCTTTGAGCCGTCTAAAAGTGTTACAGAAAACACATTTGAAGTTTACCATTGTATGCTTATAGATGTGTTTGAATTAATTAGTGGTTCTTGCCTTGATAATGCAGACAAGAACGCTGCTTATTGTAACCTTGCACTAGAGGTTATAAATAAATTGATTTAGGAGGCAAGAGCATGTTAGTACAAATACCTGAATCAGATATTAAATATCTCAAAGAAGTAATACCTGCGTTCTGTAATATAGGTGCTTATGTACATGAAGGCGTACGCATTACTGTGGATTATGATTCATCAGCAGAAACACATGAAGCGTGCGAGAATCTTATTGAGTTCAGAGGCAGGTATATTTATCCTGAATACATTGAGGCATTGAACAGTATCTTTATGCAGATTATAGAGAACATGAGCAAGACTGGATCACTTAAAGACCAGCTTAATGAGTTAGTGAATCTTTGGTTCTACAATAAGCAAGAAGAGCTTGGTATTACAGATGGAGCAGAACCTTTTGATTCTAATATTCAGACTCTTGAAGAGCAGCTTGTAAATGAATGTGAACGTGTTCTTGAATGGCAGAAGTCCTTTGTTAAAAAGGTTAATGATGATGGCACCATTGAACTTAATATTAATGGTAGAATATTTGTAGGTAAATTTAAGGAGGAATAAAATGGTACTCAAGTTTGAAATTGATACTGATAACTTACTCAAGTTTGAACTTGAAGACAGTATCAAAGACATGGAACTTCTTATTAAGTTCTTGTGTAATGCAAACCCTAACTACTATCTTATTGGCAGCATGCTTAAGGAACAGCTGGAAGCACAGGTTCATAAGATGAATAAGTTGGATCCTAAGCAGGACATGATAACTCAATGGGATATGATTCTTGAAAGAGACTGTGAATGCCAATCCCGTGAAGACTATGTTTCTTTACATGATGGTATTCGGGATCTTGTAGACAATTTCTATGCGCAGATCGGTGAAGCCATAGGTCCTGTATGTTATGCTGGGTACCAGCTCGCGCAGGAATTAAAAAAGCATAGCCTCTCTACTGAATGGGTAGAGAACTGTATCGCATACTACCGGGATAACTGGGATTTTTAGGAGGAATGATATGAGCGTTGGTTACATACCTAAAGCAATTACAAAAGAAGTTCTATTTGAAAGAGCAAAGGAAAGATTCCTGAGCTGGTCCAAGATGTTTACAGATCCCAATGTATCTGTTACATGGATGTATGAAGACATGTCTGCATCTTGTTATTGTGGGCGTCCCGCTGATGATTTCCCTGATGACTTCAAACAAGAACCTGTAAAGATTTCTGATAATGAATTCAGATACAGAGATATAACATTTCGTATCACAAGGGATGGAATAGATGATAAGTCTTATATCTGGACTGACAAGTATAAGGATTCTGATGATCTTGTTTATTGGGTCTGGGGTACAGTATTTTGTGGATCTCAATGGATTATTGGTACAGATGAACTTGATAAGTTTATTGAAGCACATATAAAGGAGGATTAAATTATGGATGAAGAAAAACTTTGTACTGACATCATGACTGATGTCTGTGAACTTCAAGATTTCTTAGTAGATAAGTTATCTGATGATGACTATACTACTGCAAAAGAAAAGCTTGATGAAATCTGGTCTGATGCGCATGCTATTAGAGGCGATATGTAAGGAGGATTAATGTGATTGCCTTTGAACTTATTGAAAAGATTTATGATACCTGGGATGGTTCAGGCTATAAGAAGTGGTCTAAACAATGGGAAGAGATGCGTGAGCTTAGAAAGTCAGGGCTCAAGACACTTGAATCCGGATCTAACGAAGATAAAATGGCATGTATCTCTGGTCTTTATGGTATATTTGATGCCTCAGTAAAAGGTAATATTTATACCTATTACTTTTGGTATTCAGATGAAAGTATTGGTGGGATCTATAACTACTCTGGCAAGAGACGCGAACGTGAATGGCGTAAGCTTGCTAAGTGTATACGTGTAGATTATAATTATAGAACCGGTGTAATTGTATCTAAAGCGGTTCGCTGGAATAAACGATGCGTAGAAAATGCAGGGAGAATAATCTAATGGTTAATGAAGTTGATACTAAGAACCCACATAAACAATGTGTTGTGTGTAGATCTAGGCACAATAAATGTTCTGATTATCCTTGTACCATTTGTAAAGATCCTAATGGAGAACTTGCAGAGTTTGAAAGGTCTGATAATCTTGGTACTTGTTCGTGGTGTGAAGATGATTATGAATTGTCTGAACTTAAACGTACAGACATGGGTTATCTTTGTAGTAGATGTATTAATGCTATACTTTCCCGTGGGGAGTCTTTAGCAATATATCATAATGAGGAGGTATGATATGGCATACATTATAACTATTCTGGATTACTGTTTAAATGAAGTAAGGGTCTATCATTTCAGCAAGTTCAATAAACCAAAAGACCCTGAAGCTTGGATCAAGGAGCATGATAAGAATTGGTCAGATGATCAGTGCTACTGGATGGGCGGAGATAATACCAGGATCTGTTACATGGATAAAGATTCTGGTGAATGTTCAATAGAGGAAATGATATGAACAAAGTAATTAAGTTTCTTAACCCACCAAAGGAAATGATATGAACAAAGTAATTAAGTTTCTTAACCCACCAAAGGAATGTGATAATTGTAAAAAAGATTTTGGCAGAATTATGTATGATGCTAGAACAGTTTATGGACCTTGGGGATGTTTCTGTCAGAATTGTTTTGATACAATATGTATGGGTCTTGGCACTGGTCTTGGTCAGCAGTACAAAAAGAATGATCAAGGTGAATGGATCAAAGTAGCAGGTTAGGAGGTAAAACATGATTAAGAAACCTTGGACACCGGGTAATTGTCCATTACAGGTTGGATCAGTAATATATGATCCTCATATGAATGCAGACCGTATAGTTATTCGTAGATACTTAAGCTATGAAGATGATTGTACTGATGAAGATAAAGACCTGGTAACATTAGATACTGGTGTTACTTACACTGGTAAAGATCTTGTGAACCTTGGGTTTACTTACTATCCTAAATGGCCAAGCACAGTAGAAGAACAAGCATGCTATAATGAAGTAGAAGACAGACCGTTGTATCCTGTATTAGTTGGATTAATACATGATGCATTAGTCAAAGCACATTATGCAAAGGAAGGTGTACACTATACTATGGAAAATGGTATTCGTATTTGGGAAGATGATCTTGCTACAGCAGTTAATAATGCAGCATACCATCTTGATCTTGTGTTCAAGGAGTTTAAAAATGATGAATAGTAATGAATTAATGGAAGATCTTTTATGTACTCTTAAGAACTCTGGCTGGCTTGATAAAGCAAATGAGTTCTATCAGAATCATCCTGAATATTTTCATCCTGCAAAGTATAATGGATTTATATCAGGTTTAAGTGTATCAATATCTTATCAGCCTGAGTCACTCTCAGCTGTAGCAGATGTAGCACCTAGTATCTTTATAGGTATGGGTAATGCGTCAGATATAGCACGTGAAGTTATTCAGTACAGTAGAGGTAATAAAAAATCACGTGTTTGGATTAATGGTAATATTGTAACAGAGGTACCAGTTATATGAAAAGACCAAAGACACGATGGACAAAACGTGAGCTCACTCTCAGGCAAGGTGTACAGCAGTTAGCTAAAGCAGTAATAGAGCAGTGGGTTGAAGATGGTAAACCTGAATGTGATAAGCAGGTTATAGAATACTGGAAAGCTATTGCAAACTTTGAGGTGAAAAAATGATAATACTAATTGGTATTGTTGGTATGATTATAATTGTGATATTTTTTAGCACAGTATTTAATCCGGACTTCATGCAAGGTTATCGTAATAGCAAGTTTCTTGATGAGTTGATGCAGGAGGATCAGCAACCACAAGAATCTGATACAAAGGAATTAGCAAATGAACAAAGAATTCATGCTAAATCAGGTAAGGTATAGAATCAAACAACTAGAGCAAGAGTACAGAAAATACTTTGACCTGGATGCTGGTCCTAGCAAGTCTGTTTCAGGTGCTGCGTGCATAAGATCAAGGATCATGAAGGATCTAGGTACATTACATTTATTAGAGTATCTATTAATGTATTGTCCTGATACTATGGTCATTGAGTCAGATACAATATGCAAAGCGTTTGATAGACTAACAGAACCACGTAAATTAAAATAAACAACAAGACAACTGTCCCATTAATCTTGTGAATGTATACTTTTTTAAATTAGCTAATTCAATTTACATTTGAAAATGAAAAATTTTTTATTTTTGAATTAAAAAATGATTAGCTAATTATAAAAAAGTAACATTCATAATGATACAATGGAACAGTAGGTTTTGTTGTTGACTGCTTTTGTAGGAGGAATTATGAAAGAAAATGAAGCTGCATTAAGTAGGTCGCTTTCAGCTAAGTTTAAAACCGCTGGCTTTGATGTAATAAGAATAGAATCTCATGGTACTGGTAATGGTATTCCTGATATGTTTGTCCAGGGTTATGGTATTGATATGTGGATCGAGTTAAAGAATGACAAGGTACAGGAAAGACCTGCTCAATGTGACTATAAACATGCAGCGCCATTATATGTTTCCTGGAGACCGGGTCAAGTAGCATGGGCTTTGAGATATTATCATAGCCACAAGTTTAATAAGTGTACTTTGACTATTGTATCATTAGTAGATTGTTATGTAATAATACCAATAATTGGACCGATTAAAGATAATCTTATTAATTGGGAACTTTGTTATGTATGTAAGTCAGTGGAACCTGAAACATGCATGAAGCTTATAGGATCTGTACCAATGATAGAGGGAACATTCAGAGAGAATATAAACAGGATCTGTGAACCTTTTGATATGGATTATGATCCTGAAGTATTGTTCAATGAATATTGTCCTGTTTGGTATAGATACATATATAATATTGATGATCCTGTAAATTCTGTAATATGGAAAATTATGTACCGTGATATAATAGAATATTTTGAATTAGCTTAAAAAATAAATTAGCTAATTCTTAATATATAATGTTGGTTTGTTGTATATTATATGTATAACATTTATTCTTGTGTCATACAGATTTTATATTTCCTGTGTATCAGGATTAAATCTGATGGCAAATTATAAGGAGATACTACTATGGAAAAGGTAGCACAGGTTCAGAAGAACGAACACACACAGAAGGATGACGCAGCATTCAAGGCAAAGAAAGCAGAAGCAGCAAAAGCATTTGCAGCTCGCCAGAAGGAAAAGAAGGAAAACCTTATTAAGTTCTCTAAAGAACTTATTGAAAAGGGTATTGTTGACAAACTTTCAGCTGAAGCAAAAGCATTCTTTACAGCTGCAGCAAATCCAACACCAGCTCGTTCAGGTTTTGGTGGACAGTCTTTCTTCAACAAAGTATTTGGCGATACACCAAAGGTTGGAGATCACATCACATTGCTTGACTACATGAAGAATACTCTTCAGGCTAAAGGCAAGCTTGACAAAGCAATCAAAGAATGGGCAGAAAAAGGAATCGTTGTTGAATGTACTGAAAAGCCTAACAAGCTTGAATCAGTTTACACCATCAAGAAGATGTAGTTCACTGAACTGTTCTTAAGATAAAAAGACCCTAGGTCCTTGTGGCTTAGGGCCTTTTAATTTATTAGCTAATTATGATTTGTTTTGAAATAACATATTATAATTATACTAACAGCGAGGTGTAAGATGGGTGAAGAGGTACACATAGTAACAAGGCAAGAGTCATTTAATGACTTCGCAGTTCGTGAACTTGCGCAAAGCAAAGCAGCATGTATGTGCAGGGTACAGTTTAAAAGATGTAAGTCTAATAACTGTATATCTTGTTACAGACATAGTCGTGTAGTAAATTGTGAATCAGTGATGTCAGATTATGACCTTGAGCGATTAAGACATTATACTTCTGTATATTATACAGAGTATTCTAGTAATCCTATGGCTTGGATGAGCCATAAAGAGTACAAGAGATATTATGCAAGGTTTATGTTCTTTATTATATTATTTATTGTACTGATAGGATTATTGCCTCTCATAATGATTGGGCCATTTGATTCTGTCAGTAATAGTATAGATTATAATAAGGCTATTATTAACACAATACAGGCAGCTCAGTCTCAGGTATATGATGTAGATAAAGATAACAAGATCAATTGTGTAGACTATGCAATTGTATTCAAGTTGGTCTGGGATCAAAAGTATCCTAGGTTAAAAGATGAATGTACTATTATAAGGAATAAGAACTGGTTAACAGATATGAATCACTTATTTATATGTGTTCATAATGTTTATGTTGAGCCAGCTACATATGATCCTTATAACTATACAATGGAATCTGTTTGGGGGGATAGATATGATCCAACATGTAACAAGTATGGGGAGACAAGATACTGGTTAAGTGAGGTAAAAGAATGACAAAGGTTAGTTCATATAAATCACCGTGGGCCAATCTTGCAGCAGCAATTATTCAGTCTGGTGAACGTGAGCATGATATATTTTTCCTAAACAGTGATTGGTGTGATACACTTAGAAGAATATGCGCAATAGATGATGCACTGTCTAATAAAAAGTGTGGGCCTATTAATATTGGTCCTACTGCAAAGTTAAGCCCTGGAGATTAATATGAATGTGAATATTGGTGACATACTGGAAGTATTTCCGGGTATCTTTGGCAAAGTATTGAATGAATATTCTAATGGTTATGAGACTACTTGTGGGTTTGTTAACCGTGATAATATTCATATTAATAATGCTGTGTTAAGCATAACTTATCTTTCAGAATATGCTGATTGTTTACCTGTTAACTACTTCGAAATTGAGTGGTTAGATGATCGTGATAAACGATTAAAGATTAAGGAAGTAAAGTTAGGTAGTCTTGCTGCTTTTATTATGGAAGATGGTTATGCTTCACAACATATAACTAGTTTGGAGGAAGCTTATGGCAATTAGTGTTCCTTATAATGCATGTCCAAAATGTACTTATCCTTTAAAGAAAGTATTGTTGGGAGAAGAGACAGATAAGAAAGATATTAAACGTGAAGTTGTTAGGACTTACTGTTCTAATAAAGCCTGTGATTATGAAAAAATAATGAGGAGAAAAAAGAAATGGCAGTAGATCCTAGATATGGAAACAGTTCTGGTTATTTCAAAGATCCTGTGTCAGGTGAAGACTTAACTATTGACCAAGAACGTGTTATACCATGCTCATTTGAAAATGGTAAATTCACATGGCCATGTGTTATGTGCTCAGATGGTGAGCAGCTACTAAAGATTGTGTTTAGATTGTTTACACCTGAAGAAAAAGAACTATATAATGCTTATCGGGGCAGAAGCAGCACAGGTCACTCTCAGGTTAAAAGACCAAAAGAACCAAAGCTATCTAAACCAGAGCCAGTATCTGAAGAACCGGTACAAGTGGTTAAGCATTCTGATGAATCAGTAGCTACTATCAAGACGCTTGAAACATTAGCACAATGTGATAGAATCTATGGTGTTTCACAGATAGCAGGTATTACTTATGTATTGTGTGGTTCTTATGGTTCAAATGTGGTTCATCATATTCCAAGGTCTATAGTGCCCGATGATGAATTTGATAGATTAATGGGAGGCACAGCATGACAAAATTATCTGAGTCAAGGTATACAAGATACAGAGACCACATTGCTAGATGTGGTCAACAGACTTTAAGTCAAGCTTATAAGTCATTCAGCTCTAAAAAGTATAATGCTTGGACGGAGATTAATCGTAGATGCTCTATTGAAAATGGCTTTGCATTATCTGTTGTTGGCGCCGGGTCACATTTCTTTAGTACAGGTTATTTGCATAGATTACCTAATGGTTCTGTTGAATTGGTATATGATTATTGTACCGGTATAGATAGAATTAAATTAACTGATGCACAAAGACTTGAGATGAGTAGGGTTTTGTGTAGAGAGGTGTAGCTATGATCATTAAAATTGTCAAAGCAAAGTACTTAGCTAAATGTGATTCATGTAATAATAAATGTACTTATCTTATTCGTGCTGGAAGAAAATATTTACATGTATGCACAGCATGTCTACAGGAAACTTTTAAGCAATGTAAAGGAGCATTAGATGAAAGTCAAGAATAAGTGGAACAGTAAAATGTATAAGCTTATTTCTGAGTCTGATAATACTGTGACACTTGAACGTGAAGATGGATCACAGTTCACTATTAGTAAGAAAGAGTTCTATGCAAACTACAGGCAAGTTTAAAATATTCTTAGTCTTATCTTATATATTAACCTTGATTCAGTTTATAGCATTGTTTGCTGTTGGTCTTGTGTTATATAATACACAGGTTAAGATAATAGAACTAGAGCAAGATAATAAAAAGGTAAGGCAGGAATTGAAAGAGTCAGAAGATAAGTGTGCTCGCATGACTGATGCTTGCATTCATATTTTATCAGAAGGAGTATGGTAATGGATTACGATGTATGGGTCCATAATAAAACAGGCAATAAATATTATCTGGTAAATGATAATATTATTAACTGTACTAATGGATTTGAAGAGCAGTTATATGTCTTGTACAAGAATCTGTCAGGTCAATTGTTTTGTAGGGAACGTAATGAGTTCTTAGCAAAGTTTACTAAAGAGGTGATACATGCGAACTAGTAAATATTTAAGGAAAGCTACCAAACAATTTATATGTTCTAAATGTGGTAAGCCTATTTGTACTGGTACAGAATACATTGATCTCGAGTCTGTCGATCATAGTATTGTAGATACAATAATAGTTAAGCACATACGTATGCATAAAGATTGTGATAAACCTAAAGTGTATATTACAAAAGACTGCTTACCGATAGCTGTTGGTTACTTAGGTAATAAAGAACGGTTAGTGGGTAAAGTATTCTTTGTAGATAGATGGTATCTATTGACACAAGATTGGCAGACAGATAAATACTATAAACGTGGCAATGTGCATGATTATAATGGCAATGTTATTAAACCGGAGGATGTAGAATTATGAGTGACTATTCTTGTACTGTTACTTACTCAAATGATGAGTGGGAATATAAAGACTGGGTTATAAACTTTGATGCTAGTGCTACTTTCATACATGAAGATATGGTAATGTATTATAAAGATGGTACTGGACATCCTGGTTGTGATGATATTGAAGATGTTGATTGGACAATCAACAGTGTCGCTGATTCAGATGGTAATATGTTAGAACTTAATGATAAGGGTTACCCGGTTAATTGGTCAGAAGAACAGGCTAAGGAACTAGATAATGCACTCAGTGATTATCTTGATGATGTTGATTGGGATTACCCTGAGTCTAATTACTGGGAGCCAGAATTTGAGGAGGACTAATGACAAGAACACAGAATGGCCATATGAAAAAATATGGTTACACTTGGGAAGATTTAGATAAAGCTTGGTGGGAAGGTTTTGATTGTTGCAAAGAAAAACTTGAAACACAGTTAAAGCAAACAAAAGAATATCTTGAACAAGCACTTCCATATCTTGAATACTTAGATGAGGAAAGTGACGAACTGTGTGACAAGATAAAAGAATTTATAAAGGAGGGATAATATGACTGACGAATATGGATTTGAAGAACAGGACAAAAACCCTAAAGATAATCTTGAAGTAAAGGAGTAAGAGAATATGACAGAAGAAAAATATCAAAAAGAGATATTTAATAAAACTTGGAGAAACAGAATTGTTCGTATTTTTTGGAATAAAAATGCTCCATATTTTCCACGACAATTCAAAATAGTTGACAATGGTGGAAGAAAGAAAAATGGGGACAAGTGTTTTTCTTTTACGATTTGGTTAGGATATTTGGAAATTGTTTTTGCACATTTTTACAAGGAGTAAGAGAATATGGAATATTACTACTACGAAGAAAAAAGTGCAGAAGAAATAGTCTATGGATATTGTTTGAAACACGGTATTCCACTTATCTATGGTGGATTGTTATTAAGTTATCTATAAGGAGTAATTATGACAGAAGAACAGAAAGCAGAAGAATGTGTTGAACACTTAAAAAGTAAGTGGCAGAAAATGGGAGAACGATTAGAAGATTGGAATGAGCCTTGTTTTAAGGTTGCAAAATTATCTTTCATAGATGGTTATCACGAAGGTTTCAAAGACTGTGCAAAGTCAAGGCTGAATGTAACGACAATTTCTGATTGCCCGATAAAAGACGAATGGCACTATGTGAAGAATGGGGATTTGCCGAAAGACGAATGGCACTATGTGAAGAATGGGGATTTGCCGAAAGAGAATGGTTTTTACGAAGTTGCTTTTCATAATATAGGTTGTGACGCAACAGATATAAGTCAATGGCTTAATAATGAATGGTGGCATAGTGACGGAGAAGTAAAACATTACATCAATGAGAAAATCTATGCTTGGAGAAAAAAATCACAACCACCAAAGGAGTTAGCAGAATGACAGAAGGAAATGTAATGCTTGAAAGAGCAATTAACTATGCAAAAGAAAATGTAACCTTAATTGGTGGAGATTATCTGGCAGTTGGTGAAATGCTTTGTGAATTTGCTGAACAGGAACTTCAAGACTTAAAAGACAGACACGCAGAAGAAGTTGAATTACATCTGCACGCAGAAGATTACATTAAGAGTCTTGAACAACAGATAGAGAAAATGAAGTGTTGTGGGAACTGTAAATATGGATATTGTGGTGGGAGTTCTATCAGTATAGATACAGACGGAAACAGAACTTTTCATAATTGGAATGAAGAAAAAGAAGATTATTGTGATGTTGGTAAAAATGGCAAATATCAATGTTGGGAGTTAGCAGAATGACAGAAGAAGAAATAAAAAATTAAAACAGACAGTAGATTATTTTGGTCATTGGTATGATGTAATAGGTGAAGAAAGAGTTTTAATACTTGAAAAAGTAGTAAAAGAATTAGAAGTAACAAAACAACTTAAAGAGGAAAACTATCACCTTACTCAACAAGTAAAAGATTTACAGGAAGACCTTGAAGAAAATAAAAGCGATTGTGCTTTGTGCTATTCCAAGGATAAGGAACAGTTAGAACAGGCAAAGGAAATAATCAGAACTTTCTTAAATATACCAATGCCTAACAATGAAGAAGTATTTGCAGATGTAGGAGTATTTTTAACCAAGGCAGAACAATTCTTAAAGGAGTAAGATAATATGACAGAACAGAAGTGGGATAGTATAATGTTACAGATTGAAACAAATATACGTAAAGCATTTCCAAAATGTAATGGTTTAGAATTGCTTTTGATTTGTAAAGTCATTGATATAGTACGTGATACTTTATCTGAAGAATGGGAAAATAAGGAGTAAATTATGGTTGACGAATATGGATTTGAAGTATTTGACGAAGAGATGCCTGCTTGGCAAGAGTATCAGAAAGAAACTGATAAGATAGCCAAGACTGAAGAAAAGGTACAGACTAAAAAGAAACGTGCCTCTAGCAAAGATACAAGTAAACCTGTGACGGAAAGAGAAGAACAAGTACAGATCAAACTGTTTGATCATCAAAAGCTTGCACGTGAGAAGTTCAAGAATCTTGATGAGATAGCTTTGTTCTTTGAGATGGGTTGTGGAAAGACACTTACTTCTATGATGATTATCTGCGATAAGTATAAAGCAGGAGTTATTGATAGTGTTCTTGTTGTAGCACCTAATGATGTTCATAAGCAATGGTTTGATGATTTGTGTAATAATGATTCAGTTCTATCACAAGCTATTGAACAAGAAGGTGTCAAGTGTGTAGGCCAGATTATCGGTGGTCGTGGTGGACAGAAGCAGTTATATGAATTTGATGATGATAATAAATTGCATATTGTCTGCGTTAATATTGATACGTTCTCGACACCACAGAAATGGATGCCGGTTGTTGAGTGGGCTAATGCACATAACTCTGCTATTATAATAGATGAAGCTACAGTAATTAAGAATCCTACAAGTAAACGTTCTCAGCGCATGCTCTATGAATTTAATGATGTAATTAGACGTGGTAAAACAATTCTTGTTAGTCAGAAGAAACACCCGGTTAGAATTGTTTTGACAGGTACTCCGGTTACTAATGGACCAATTGATCTGTGGGCAATTATGGAATTCATTAAACCTAATTACTTTAACCGTAATTATTATTCATTTATGAATTATTACGGTATGCATACAAAGTTAACGGTTAATGATAGACCCATCAATGTACTATTAACTGAAAAGACTTGGCATGGTATAAAGAACTGTAAAGATTACGCTGAAGCATTTGCATTGTTTGGTTGTTCTGAAGATACTTATATGACTATTGTGCATCAAGATAAGTATGTTGGGCCATATAAGCATGCTGATGAACTAAAAGTATTGCTTGAACCAAATGCAGTATTCGCTAAGTTAACTGACTGTGTTGATATGCCTAAGGTTAATTATATTGTTAAGCAAGTTCCTATGTCAGATGCACAGCAAGCATGTTATGCAGATATGAAGCATGATCTGTTGGCTGAGTTCGAAGGTAATGTTGCTACAGCAAAGAATAAACTTGTTGTCAGTATTAGATTACAGCAGATAAGTTCTGGGTTTATTATGGGACATCAAGAACAGAATCCTGAGGATTTAGACTTGCCGATGTGGTTTGATATGGACAAGCTTGAAGAGTATGATGTAACACCTGATGAAGTAATATGGTTAGGTGATACAAATCCTAAGCTTGAGCAAATGATGCGTGATATTGATGAACTTGATAAACCTATAATCATATTAACAAGGTTCAGTGCTGAAGCTGCAAAAATATACGACCTGCTTAAAGATAAGTATAGTACTTGTTTGATTACAGGTTGGAAGACTGTTGGTTCCATTGAAGGATTTAAAAATGGTGACTTTGATATAATGGTTGCTAATACAACTAAGATAGCAAGAGGCCACAATCTTCAGAGAGCACATACTACAATCTATTATAGTAATACATTTAGTATGGAGCTTAGACAACAGTCAGAGTTTAGAACATTCCGTATTGGTCAAACTTATCCTTGTACTTATATTGATTATGTATCTTGTGATATTGATAAGACAGTATCAGAAGCACTTAGACTTAAGAAAGGATTACTTGAATATATTCGTGATAAAGATCTAGAGGAGGTAGTGTAATGGCAGTTTATACCACAAAGCCTGATAAATATGCAAAGTGTATTTGTTGTGGCAGAACAGACTGTCTTACTGAATATCAGTTTAGTAATGATAATAGTTTTAAGACATGTATTACGCTATGCTGTAAATGTGTAGCTGATATGTATATGAAAAGTGTCAGTCATGAGGAGGTAGAAAATGACAAAAGACCAGAGAACAATTAAAGCACAGACGCATGGCATTAAGGTTGAACAGCCTAAGGATGGTGACTAATGTTTACTAGCTTTATCTTATGTCACATAAATGATGAGCCTGTAATGATTAACATTATGGACATCAGTTATGTGACCGGGTCTGAGATCTTTTTAAGATCTCGTAGTGAAGAGGATGTGTGTCTCACTGTAGACGAATCATTTGATGAAATCAATAGTAAGTTATGTGAGGAATTAAATGGTATTAACTAAAATATGTCCGTTCTGCGATAAACATTATCAAGTACATGTTCCTGATGAAGTATTTATTGAGTGGCAAAATGGTAAGTGTATTCAGGATGCTTGGCCTGATGCAAAGCCAGAAACACGTGAGATGGTAATATCTGGTATATGTTTAGACTGTCAAGGTGAGGTGTTTAACGATGAACTATAAAGAAAGACAGCTGTTTAGAAAAACACCTGAATGGAAAAAGTTTAAGTCTAAATGTAGATTGCATACTTCAAAAGACTATATAACCAATAAGCCTTTAGAAAGAGAATGGAACCTGCATCACTTGGATCTTAACATTCAAAGGTACGATCAGATTGGTGATATGAAACGATTTATGCCACTTAATAAAAAGACTCATGAGATTATTCATGAGCTTTATAAATGGTATAAGAAAGATCATAAAGTCTTAGATCGTATTAAAGAGACTCTTGATAAGATGGAAGAGTTTACTAATGATTAATTATCTTATGAATGTACAAAAACAAAATTAGCTAATTCGTAAAAAGTGTACATTTATATGTTATAATAACTATATGGACAAAAATACTAAAGAACAGTTAGAGCAATACTGTAAAGAGTACTATCAGAAGATAGTTGATTCATTGACCAAGTTTGCTATGGACTTGTTTGAAGATCTTTATTCTAATCTGCCAGATGTTATGTCTGAGGAAGATAAAGTAAAGTTCATCAAAGAGCTTATAGAAACACAGGCTGATGGTTTAGTTGGGTCTGCTACTGCATTTGATGTGCGTAAGATGCATACAGACATGGAACAAAAGTTAAAGGGGGAAGCGAATGGCTGAAGACTTTAGTTATCTTGATTCTGGTATATCAGAACAAGATAAAGGTGTTCTTAAGAATCTTTCTCAAATGGGTGAGAAGCTTAAGGAGTTACAACTTAAGATGCTTGAAACACAACAGATAGCTGACCAGGCTAAAAAGGAATTTGAACACTTTGCAAATGTAATAATTCCACAGGAAATGTTCAGTGCTGGTGTTGATAGTATTGGATTAGCATCAGGTGGTATGCTAAAGGTTAAGCATAACTTTTATTGCCAACCAAATAAAAATGCAGAGGATCGTAAAAAGATCGTTGACTGGCTGCGTGCTAATGGTGGGGGTCACTTAGTTAAACATGATGCTAGTGTGAGTGCTGAAGACATGGACAAGTTAGAAAAGAATGGTATACCATTTATTGAAAATACAAATGTTAATACCACTAGTCTTAAGGCATTCTTAAAAGATAAAATTGGTGCAACAACTGGTATTCAACAGATAACAGTTGATGAGATTCCGGAATGTATTCATTTCCAGGAAGTCACTACAGTTGAGTTGGAGGTATAATATGAATTATCATACTTATCCAGAAGAAAAACCACTTGAAGATGGTATGTATATAATTGTTTGTGTAAACGATTATGGCAAAGGACCTGAAAATGTACATTGTTTAAACACATGGACTAATGGTAAATGGGACGTTGATTATGCAAACATAATAAGATTTTCAGATAAAATAAACAAATTTACAGGAGGAAAGAAATGAGTAACAAAGTTAATAAGATCGCAAAAGAAATGGCTGAGATGCCTAAGCAAGAAACAAAAAGTATCAATTATCAGATTGATGTTAATCTTGCCGGTATTGGTATTATGTCAACATATATGACAGTAACAGGTGTGCCTAAAGATTTACCAGAGTCATATATGATCACTGTAAAAGCTGCAGCAGAAAAACAGTTTGCTGAAGCTTTGAACAATAGACAGTTCCTTGAATTCTATAATAAAGATAAAACAAGTAAAGATGAGCAGCCAAGATTCTATAATATGAAGCATATTGAATGGGTAAAAGTTGTAGATATTAAAGAAATACAGTAAACTTGTGAGGAACTTAAATGTCATTATATGATGATGTATATGGCTTAACATATCAATCTGCTGAGAAACAGATTACATTCTTAAATGAAGAAATTAAACAGCAGGTTGGTATAGGTTTCTCTTCATTAGAAGAGTTAACCGAATGGGCACATGATCATTTACTTGATAAGGTAGTATTCTTAAACATGAATCATAAGTTTTATTGTGTATCACATAAAGGTGAGTTAATATCTTCTGATGCATTTATAGATTACTATCGTACAGTTCTTTTTACTGGTGTACGAAAGGGCGCAAAAACAGAAGCGATCCCTTGGGCACCAGAAGGATTTGATTATTATGATAAAGCATATATTGCTAGTGAGCAGTCTGATGGCATTCATAAGCCTCTTTATTACAGGGATTATGTTGTACCAACTGGATTCTATAATCCAGAAAAAGATGCGTTCAATGTTGCAAAACCCTTCCCTGTGTTCGCGAAAGCGACTGGAAGAGATACGTCGCATATATACACGTATATTGAACATATCGCTGGTGAGTGTGCTATGTGGTTGCTTGCTTGGCTACGTGCTAAGTTGCTTCATCCTAATGTAAAAACACAAGTAGTCCCAATCATAATATCAAGAGCACAAGGTTCTGGTAAAACAACATTTGCTGAGGTTATATGTAAAGGTCTGTTTGGTAAAGACAACGTTCTAGTAACGGATCAGTATGACTCTCAGGCAAGGTTTAATGCAGATTATGCTGATGCATTAATTGTCTGTCAAGAAGAGAAAGAAGAAACAGATAAAAGAAACCCAGCTGGCGCATTAAAGTCCAGAGCAACAGCCACAACAATAAGAAAAGAACAAAAAGGTGTTGACCCAATTTATCAAGAGTCATACACTGATTTTATCATGACCACTAACAAAGATGTTCCTATCAAGTTTGATGGTCGTGAAGATCAAAGAAGGTTTATGATTATGAGTGCCGATGAACATTTTACAAGAAAAGAATCTGATCTTGCTGATGAGGTGTTCAGTAGGTTGTATGGTTATGATGCAGAATATAATAAAGTAGGTGTGCCTTTTCAGGAAGACAAAGATCTTATTGCACAGTTTAAGCATGAACTCTTTACTAGAGAAGACATTGCTAATGTACCTTTAAGAAACTTTCCTAAGACAGCAGCTTATAATAGATGCTTTACATTACCACGTACAACTGAGGCTACAGAGATTGAAGCTGTTATGCGTGCACTTGCTCCACTGATCAAAGCATCACTTGAGCAGAACAAGCTTGTCACAGAGCTTGGTAATATTAAGCTAACTGAAATCATACAGATAACAGGTGCAATGCAGTTTATGCCAGAGTATAAAGAATACAAAAAGTATGTTGCTCTGTGTAGACCACTTGTATTCTATGAAATGAATAGTGGTAAACCTTATCCGCATTCAACAGTAGAACGTGGTATATATGATTGTGCACCATGGTTGTTAAAAGATTACGGATTAGCTATTAATCCTGATATGGATCCTTTACCTGGAGGCTTTACAAATGTAGCTGGTCGTTATAAAGTAGCACCGGCTGCAAGATTCTGTTTAGCTGATGATAAACCTACACAGGAAAAAGAAATGCCGGGGTTATACAAAGAAATGACAGGGGTCATCCTCAGGTCAGAGGAACGTAAAGGCTCTAGACTTCGTGTGAATAGTAAATTTAAGCCTGATCCAAATGGTTGCTTTGAAACTGTCAATGAAATGAAGCCTGGAATAACAGATCTAAAGAACAAGTCTCAGAATGTACAGTACCTTGATACGTTTTTGCTTGAATCTGATGAAGCTACTCATTTACAAGAGCGGCTTGAGAAAGAAAGAGCTGAAGAATGGAAAGATGTATATGGTACAAGTAAGTCAATACCAGCAGATACAATATACAAAGAACGTTTACAGTATTCTCTGAAAGAGTGTGAACGAATTTTTAATGACGGTATTGCTTGTCGTATAGTTTATTCTGGTGCAAAGTCTTATCACTTAATGATCCGTGTAAAAGATAGTCCTCAGACAATTGAAGAGTATACATGGTTGCATGCTTACTTGTGTACAACAGTTTCTGATAAACTTGTCTTTGATGAAAGTACTTCCGATCCTGGTAGATTAACAAGATCCCCGGTAACTATGGAGCGTGTATCAACTAACTATGGTATATCAATAGAAGGTGAACAGAAGTTAATAACTGAAGATTTCAGTCATCTCTATGACATTAAGTGGAGGGATTTGTATGACCTTTGGAAGAACAGGCCACTTAAGTCAAGTGAGCAAGTTCACGGCAAGAGACTTATGCCAACAAGACCAGAGTATCAAGATGCTGCAGAAGCAATTATCAATACAACATTCTGGACTGACAGCAAGTGGGACGGAGAACGACAACGATGTTTCTTTCCTGCATACCGAATACTTAGATTGCTTGGCTACACTCATGCTGAACTATGGGACGAAGGTTTAATGACCAAGGGTGTTGAGAAGTATAAGCATTCTGATGAGATCAGTTATTGGAAAACTAGGTATAAATCTAGTATCATTCAAGAGATTGACGATCAGATAGATGAATACGAGGAGGCTTTGAATGGAGAATAAGCAAGATGATCCTATATGGGAATATGTAGTTGTAACGAAACTTCAACCTTATCTTCCGGCAGTAAGACGATGGTGGGAACTTTATGATAAAATGAATATAGTTTCTACCGGTGTCTTTCCTGTAGAGTATGATGATATAGAATGTCCACCTGGTTTAATGATGCGTATGACAAATACAGCAGTACGTTCACCTATTAAGCATGTACAAGCATTTCCTTTTGTACCTTCTTCTTATTTACAGATAGCTGGTGTAACAGGTGGTGTTAAGCATATGATAGAACGTGTCTGTCAGAATGGCTTAAAGATTGAAGAGTTTACAATAATAGAAAAGCATAACTTACCTAGCTCATATCAAAAGGGTCAGCTATTATGTTTTGTGCCAACAGATATACTAGAAGGTGCAAGAGATATGGGTAAGTATGTTTATATGACATTGCTTGAACTATGCTCAATGGCAAAAGGAAAATTGCCACAATCTGTTCAGGCAAAGTGCTACCAATATATAAAATAATTATTAGCTAATTCTGTTCAAATGTTCAGAATTATGTTATAATTATAATATCACAGTTTGTGATAGTTTCATTTTATTAAACGTGGCTATTGGGTTAGTCACTAGGAGTTCTTTATGGCTACACAAAAAGCAGCAGAAGACTTAAGTTTCTTGGAAGATCAGGCTGGCGCCGGTCTTGAATCAATTACAGCTAACGAACAGGCTATACCTTATCTTGGTATGGTTCAGCCTGACGGTTCAGCTGCAGCAGATGGTGCTACACCAGGTGTATGGCGTAACTCAGCAACTGGTGAAGAGTATGGTAATGTAGTAAGTGTTGTTCCACTTGCATTCCGTACAATCTGGAATGAACGTGAAGCAGAACCTCCGTTCAATACAGTTGGTCGTTGGGCACCACATTCAATCGAGGTTACTGTACAGCAGCCTAAAGGTGGTAAGGGTTATCCTAAGATGATTAATCCTGAAACCGGTAATGAAGTACAGGAACTTTACATCTATGCTGTAATGTTACCTGAGCATCCAGAAGCAGGTGTTCTTCTCTTCAATCCAACAGTAGGATCTATGAGAACATGTAAATCATGGAATACTCAGCTTAAATCTCAGCTGCTTCCAAATGGAGCACAGGCTCCAATCTTTGCTTATGCTTGGGATCTTGCATCAGATCTCGTAGACAATCCAGCAAAGAAAGGTGCTAAGATGGCTAAGTTTGTAAAGGTACAGAGATCGTCAGTTATCTCTAAGGATCTTTTCAATGCTTATGTTAAACCACAGTTGCCAGCTATTCAGCAGACAGTTCTTTCAATTACATCAGGATCTGACACAGACACAGTTTCTGAAGACTAAGTAAAAAATTGCCGGTATACTAGATAGTTTAACAGGCACATCACCGACGTGTTATGCGGGCGCGGGAGACTAAATAAAGCAGCTCTTATGTAAGTAAGAGAGGAAAGATAAATGAGTCTAGTTACCGGCTTTTTATTGTAAGGAGATAGTCATGGCATTTAATATGACAAACAGTAATATAGGGCGTAAAGATGATCAAGATAAAATAAGGCTTGACCTTATTGAACCTGAATTTATTGAAGGTGTTGGTGAGGTTCTTACTTTTGGTGCTAAGAAGTATGAAGCAGATTCTTGGCAGAATGTAGAAGATGCAGAGAACAGATATTATGGTGCAGTTATGCGACATCTTGTGGCTTATAGAAAGGGAGAAGAAACTGATCCTGAGTCAGGTCTCTCTCATCTTAAGCATGCTGCATGCAATATTATGTTCTTGTTGCACTTTGAAGAGGAGACTAAATAATGGCAGATTTAAATAGTTTTGCTTTTACCGGTCGTCTTACTAAAGACGCTCAAGTAAAGAGCATCAATGGTAAGACTCTTGTTGAAATGGATGTTGCTAATAATGTTGGTTATGGCGATTATAAAAAGACAGTTTGGCTTAAGATCAAATGGTGGGGAGATAGAGCAGCTAATGCAGCTCCAATCTTCACTAAAGGAGCTTTGGTTGCAGGTTCTGGTCAGATGGTTCCAGATACCTACACAGGTAAAGACAGTCTTGAGCATACAAACATCACTGTAACAGTTAATGGGTTAGATGTACAGTCTAAGCCTAAGACAGACAGTGATTCAGCTGAGCCGAGTGCAGAAGCTGAGGAGTCAGTATACTAATGAAAATTGATGAGAATATTATCAATGCAGAAGTAGGTCATGATCCTGAGCCAATTGGTGATGGACATGATTCTGAAAGAGTTTGGGATTCAGAGAATCAGCGATATGTTGAAGCTTATAGAAAAGTATTTGCTGATGCTCTTGGTATCAAGCCAAGTGAGATCCCAGAAAATATGTTTATTCATCATATTGATGGTGATAGAATGAACAACGATCTTGATAACCTGATGCTGTGTACTAAAAAAGCACACGAGAATCTGGAGACAATGATCGACCCAAAGAAGTATTGTGTCAAAGATTAGTGATATTGCATGCCCCTCCCACCCATGCCATGTTCGCTAGTTATTTGTCATAGTCCAGTCTGCCGGTCCTGGTCAAAGACCGGTATTATTCATAATCTCTCCTAAGATTTGATTAGTTGGTTGGTGAGCTGTGTCACCGGAACACAGTAAGCGCAAGCGAGTAGGTTGTTAACCTGCGAACCCTGTAAAGGGTTTAAGGGGGGTAGCTATGCAGGAAATAGCAAAATATATTCTTTCCCAATTGCCAAGGCTCAATGACTTTGAGCTAGATCAAATTAGTTCACTAGCAACAACAATAAGAGTATCAAGAAGAGTAAGAAAGCCTCACATAGAAAATCCAATACTAACTCATGGTGTTGGCTATGCTAAAGGACCTATTATTGATGAACTTGATGATAGGACAAATCACTTGCAGACTGAACAGGATTATCAAGGTGATTGGGTAGTAAGAGATGAGGAGCCATTATAATGGTAGCATTAGATATTGAAACATATGACCCTAACCTGCATGAATTAGGCGATGGATCAATTCGTAAAGATGGTTATATCTTATGTTGTGGTGTATATGGTGAATTCAATAATCAGCATATTGAAAAGGTATTTGATTTTGATGAGCCAAGAGATATAGATTTCTTGCGAGAGATCTTAGCATCGAATGAACCTAAGATATTTCATAATGGAATAGGCTATGATTTACCATGGCTCTATTGCGGTTATGATATGCAGATAAACGGTATATGTCATGATACAATGACTCGTGCTGCATTGATTGATGAACGCCAATCTATGGGACTTGATGACAATTGTAAAAGACTTGACATCAAAGGTAAAAATAAAGATATTACAATTGAACAATGGTATAACCAATGGCAAGTATTAATGAAAGGCTGTGCCAAAGGACTAAAGAAAGGGTTAATTACTGATGATAATCAGGTCCTTAATCCTGATACAAATGAATATTATACCCTTAGTGACCATGAGTTTGATTTACTTGTCTCTGGTGATTATAAGAAAAATGTGTGGGCTAATGTACAGGTAGTGTGGAATGATCCTGAAGGCAAGAGACTTATGAAAGAATATAACTTGCAAGACTGTATAGCAACATATAACCTGTTCTTTGCACAAGAGCCGTTAATCAAGAACGTTCAGCATGTATATGAACTTGAATGTAAGCTTGTACCAATTATTCTTAGAATGAAGAAGGTTGGTATTCGTTTTGATGAAGACAAAGCAAATGAACTGATTGCTAAGGTAAGTGAAAAAGAGCATAGTGTTGAACAGAAGCTCATTGAAATGTATGGTGTAACTGGTGAAATGATAAATAGCTCAAAGCAGCTAGGAAAAAGAATGAATGAAATGGACATTTATTCACCAGTCAAAACACCAACAGGCGCGCAATCTTGGGCTGAAGGTGCTTTAGTACGTATTCATCATCCAATGATACCTTTGATATTTGAATATAAAAATTACCATGCTATCTTGACCAAGTTTTTACAAGGTTCATTAGCAAGATCAACTGTTAATGGTCGTATTCATTGTACATTCTTACCGATGCTTCGTGAAGATGGTGGAACTGTTACAGGTAGATTTAGTTGTAGAACACCAAACCTACAACAAATACCTGCAAGAAACAAAGGTCATGGTGATGATTTCTCACAGGACATGCGATCATTGTTCTTGCCTGAAGAAGGCCAAATGCTAGCGGCTATGGACTACAGTCAGATTGAAGCAGTCTTGCTTGCACACTTCGCTCAAGGCCCACAAGCTGAATGGTTCCGTGAACAGATGCGTGCTGGAGCAGACTTGCACAACATTGTAATGGGTATGACTGGTATTACATACAGGCCAGTTGTTAAGACGTTCAATTATGGTTGTATCTATGGTATGGGTTGGGCAACTGCAATGGAAAAGAACTATGTATTGTTCGAGAAGCTGGCATCTGGTGAAGGCAAAGATATTGAATCATTTACTAAGGAAATATATTATAATTATCATAAGAAATTCCCTGTTGTAAAAGATACTATGAACTGGGCACAAGAAGTTGCACGAGCTCAAGGTTATGTTGATACGATGGGTGGAAGAAGACTACACAAACCTAAACCTCAGTATGATTCAACAACTGGCAAAATCAATGATTACCTGTACAAGATGCTTAATAAATTGATCCAAGGAACAGCAGCAGATATTCTTAAGCAAGCATTGATCACTGCTTATGAGGCTGGTATTTATGATGTATTAACCTTACATCTGTTAGTACATGATGAACAAGTTAATAGTGTACCGTTTACGAAAGTAGGTACTGAAGCAGCTGTTGAGCTACAACAGATTATGGGTAATGTGTATAAAGATCAATTACTTGTACCTATTAAGGCTTCATGTGAGCTGGGTCCTAACTGGGGATACTGGTCAGATGATATATACAAAGAGATGCAGGCAGGCAACTTTGATCCTGCATTCTTTAATAAAGATTATAAGGAGACACACTAATGAAACAGGTTTTGCGTTGGTTATGGCAAATGCCACAGAATTACATAGGTTTGTTACTTAGTTTAAAGACTGAGCAGCTTAATGATTATGTACTTGACACAGGTGAAGTGGTCAATGTATACTTTAAAGAAAGCTTCTTTGGCTCTGGTGTAAGTCTTGGTGATTATATTATACTTGACAAGTTGTATAAACAGTACCCATGGTCTTTAGAAAAGACAATAAAGCACGAACATGGTCACTCTATACAAAGTCTGTATCTTGGTCCATTGTACTTGCTCATTATTGGCTTGCCTAGTTTGTTAGGTAATATCTGGTCACGCATCTTTCATAAAGATGCTGAATGGTATTACAAACAGCCTTGGGAACATTGGGCTGATAAGCTTGGAGGTGTTGAACGATGAATGAATTTGAATGGACCTTCGGTACGCTTAATTATATCGAAGTAAAAAGAGTTGGTGGTTTTAGTAGCTGTGCTAGTTTTTCTTATGACGAACATTTAAGAATATGTGTACGTTATACAACAGAGGCACTGACTGAAAGAGAATGGGACTGTATTCTTGCTTGTGTTAGACAGGCTAAAATGGTACTTAAGAAACTAAAGAGGGTATGATGAGACATTTATACATCGTTTATGGTTGGTTGGACACTGAGCATGCTGTTGAACTTGGGACGTTTGAGACAAACCTTAGTTTAAAAGATGCTTGGGAATATATAGTACAGATCTTTGATGATGGTACTTGTAAAGAAGGGTTATATGCCAAAAGGAGGAAATAATGGTATACTGTAAACCTATATTGTTTACTGATGAAAATGGTTGTACTGGTAAAGCACCAGTGTATAAAACAAAAGAAGCAGCTTGTGCTGATATGTCATTGCCACGAGAAGTTCATATTGAACCAGGTGAAGTTGTTCGTATTGACTTGCTTGTTGGATTTGAGATTCCAAATGGCAAGAAACTTATAGTGTATCCACGCTCAAGTTTGCTTTTTAAATATGGTATTATGTCACCGACAAGTATCATTGATTCTGATTACTCTGGTAAGCATGTTCATTTCATTGCTATCAATCTTGGGAAAGAACCTGTGGTTTTTGATAAAGGTACAAGAGTAGTTCAAGTTGATTGCGTGCCATGCGAACAGGTAGCTGATTGGGAAAGGGAGAATACAGAAAGAACCGGTGGGTTCGGGAGTACAGGAAAATGAAATTAATACCAATAACAATTGTCAATATGACACCAGTATGGGCTGAACAGGACATGTTACGCTGGGTTGGTGAAGTAGCTGGAGAATGTTATAACAGTTCAAAAGACTCTGATAAATGTATTCAGAGAGCTAAGAACTGTATCAAGCGCGGACATCATAGTCCCTGGGAACATGTCAATATTACATTGAAGTGTACAGTAGATCGTGGGGTATCACATGCTCTTGTAAGACATAGACATTGTGCATTTCAGCAATCAAGTACTATATATCAGAAGTTTGAAGAATGTGTGTTTATTGGTACAGGTATAGTACCTCCTGAGAAAATAGATACATATATACAGGCTGAGAAAGCATACTTAAAACTTATAAATGAAGGACATACACCAAGTTATGCAAGAGATGTATTGCCTAATGCTTTAGCAACTAATCTTATCATCACTACGAACATTAGACAGTGGATATATATGATCCATAGACGATGTGGTCCTGGTGACTCAGACAACATGCATCAGTGGTGTAGCATGGTAAGAGCATGGTTTGAAGAGCATTACCCTCAATTGACTCTTGCATTTGATGAATGGTATAAGGAGCACCCGTTATGATACAAGTATCTATATGCATTCCAGTATATAATACAGAACAGTATCTTGAACGTTGCATAGAGTCTGCCATCAAAGCTGCACAAGGCCTTAACTATGAAATAATTGTAGTGAATGATGGCAGTCCTGGCAATTGTGATGAGATAGTATATGCTCGTAATGTAGAATACATAAAGCATGTTACTAATAAAGGTTTACTTGAAGCAAGACGCACTGCTGTGACAAATGCATTAGGTGAATTTGTCATATGTTTAGACAGTGATGATGTATTATTACCTGGTTCATTAAAAAAGCTGTATGATACAGCAGTTAAAGAGAAGTGTGACATTGTTCAAGGTACAGGTTACATATCATATAGTGATAAAGCAGTTACAAGAGGCCGTAAAGATGGCAGGTATAGGTTTGTCAACTTGCTACAAACTAAAAAGCTCACCGGAAAAGAACTATTTAACGACTGGTTATTGAAGCCTAATTTTGTATCTGTTTATATGTGCAATAAATTGATTAAAAAAGACCTGTATCTTAGTGCTTTACGTAACATTCCAGAAGTATTCTGTACACTTGCTGAAGATACCTTGCAATGTTTCTTTATATTTCAAAAATGTAACCATTATATAGGTATAAAAGAACCTGTTGTTGTATATTCAATTGACACAGGCGTCACAATGCCTAAACAGATAACCAGTTTACAGAAATGGCGGCACATTTGCTCATCTGTTGATATATCAGATATAATGCTTAAGTATGCAGAGCTACATAATATGAACACAAGAATTATAAATAAGCTAAAACGCAATAAGCAAAGTGATAAAGTACGAATAAAGAACTGGCTTAAAGCTGTTGATGAGAGTATTCTTGATGAAGCTAAAGTAATTATGCAAGAATATCTTGATAAATAAAAACAAGGTACGTGAAGGAGAGCACGTACCTTGAACCATAAGGTTTTTGTTTTATGGCAGACTGTATGTTAGCTACAGTATTAACCCCTTCCGAGCTTTTCAAGCAATGCTTTCCATTCATTTATATTGACATAGTACTTAGGACATTCTTTACCTGTCCAATCATAATGTCTAACAAGTGGTAAATTAGGGAAATACCTATCAAGTAACTCTTTTAATGTAGCAATGGACTTTTCACTAAATTTACCTGCTTCATTTTCAGGAATAACTTCAATACCTATACTTGTATAGTTACCGGCTCTACAGCCAGCATGCCAAGCAGCTTTATTAATTGGCCAGCATTGCAAGCATTCATCATCTTTGATAATGAAGTGTGCAGAAGGTTCACCATTACTAGTGATCCAGTAGCTACGTACTTGCTCTGGTGTCTGTCCCGGGTACGGCCCAATCCAATGAATTGTGACTGTTGTACCCATTTCATTATCAAAATGATTGTGTGTATTACACTTAGCATTTTCAGGAATAAAATCTTGCTTAAAGTTCATCACTAGTACCTCGCTTCATACTTTTCAAAGCATCATCGTTATGAAATATGTTCCATAGCTCACGTGCTTGTTCAGGTATACTAGTGTCTTTTGTATCTTGTTCATTAACACTTGTACCTTTTGTACCAAGTTCTTTCTCAAGATCCTGTATCTGCTCAGGAGATGACTCTTCTCTTCTGTCCGGTGATTGCATAATCCATTGTGTTATTTCTTGTTGTGCATTAGCAGGATTATAGTATATTCTTTGTAATAATGATGCTATGATAGACTTATCAAATTTTTCATCATATATGCTTTTATTAAAGTCTAATTGTTTACCATTGTTACTTAATAATTCACCGTTTGGTCCTGTTCTCATTTTCATTCTCCTTATATAAAGTTTGTTTTATGTGTTAGTTCAAGGTATAATACTAGACTAACAGTTAGTATTAATAAAACTAGCACACCGATTAATATAAGCAGCGCTTTAGTTAACTGCTTGTTTTTCATATGTTCTTGCTCTAAGCTCAGATAGGCATCGTTCAACTGCTCGTTGATATTCGTCAAGCTCGCTGATAACGTCATCGAAGTCTGTTCCCATTCCTTCGCTTCTTGCTGTGACAGCCTCAAGCTCTCGGACTGCTGATTCAATTGTTCTGTCACAATCCTCAATTGTTCTGTCACGATCTCTGAGTTGGCTTTCATACTCACTAATTTGTCTCTGATACTCAAGTATCTGCTGGTTAGTTCGTCTTGTGCTGCAACAGGCACTAAACAAAAGACAAATAACAAAGCTAACAATAATCTTTTTAACCACATCATTTCTCCTTTTTCTCTGTGTATACTTTGCGGACACTGGCCATACGGTCAATTATTTCCGCAACCCATTTATTCATACGTTCTTGGAATTCAGGTGTCTTAAATTGCTCAGGTGGATTAAACCCATATATTAATGATGAGATTTCCCATTGCTTACTCTCAATATATGACGGATCGTTTTCAATATGATTATACATAATCCATTCAACAATCTTATCATATACGCATTCAAGAATATATTTAATATAATACTCAGTATATTTGTTATGTTTTGTTATCATTGCATCAATTTTATTTTCCAATGCAACGCAAAACAATTTTGCCTGATTAACCTGATTCCTTACAATTGATCTTTCATAGTATGCTTTTTTATCTTCACCACCAATTGTAATATGATCTGTGTGTATACGTACCTTGAGCAATTTAAGCAAGATACATATAGCAACGATCAATAATATAACTGATGGGATGCGTGCTAAGAAAGCTTCTGATGTTAATACTGTAGCTAAGTGTTCCATTTCTATCTCCTAAAAGTTTTGATCTACAACGTTCTGTATTTCAAGAGCAGTCATAGCTTCGATACTTGGGCTTTGTCCAGATGGCTGATAGCCAGATAAAGCATCAGCAATCATGCTTGAAACAGCTGCAGTATCTGAGTAACCAGATAATCTATCACTGATTAATCCTGATACAGCAAGTGTATCTGTTTTACTTGAAACAGCTCCTGCAATCATACCTGATACAGCTGCAGTATCTGAGTAACCAGATAATCTATCACTGATTAATCCTGATACAGCAAGTGTATCTGTTTTACCTGAAACAGCTCCTGCAATCATACCTGAAACAGCTGCAGTATCTGAGTAACCAGATAATCTATCACTAATTAATCCTGATACAGCTAGTGTATCAGGTTTATCATTAAGCTCAGCTTTTGTTGCAAGATCAGCAGTTGCTCCTTGTACAGCACTAATAACTCGTGAGTTTATGGTATCAGATAATTGATTAGCAACTTGTTGAACTTTAGTACTGATAACCGAGTCAATCTCTCTTGAAACTTGAGTAGCAACTTGTGACTTGTCTGCTTTCTCTTGTTCAAGGTTATAGATTTTGGTATCATGTGTATCTATTCGTGATTTTTCATTAGCAAGTGCTGATTTAGTAGCGCGTGTATCTTCAAGATTAGTTACACGTGAACCTATCTCATTAATATTGTTTCTGTCTTGCTGTTCTTTTGTTTTAAGACTATTGATCTCAATATCACGTTCTGATAACTTTTCCTCAATCTCAGGTTTATTGTATACTTCATCAGCTGCATACACCTCAATACCATCTAATGTTGTAAAACTCATTTTCTGTCTCCTGCCATTTTAAGGCCAGTGGCTTTTATTTCCATAGTCTCAGCAGTTGTTTCACTGTGACCAGACTTTTCTTCAGCCATCAGTAATTGATGAGTGTAATGCCAAAGTGCACCGAATGTTTTAACACATTTAATAGCGCACATATCATTTTCACCATCAACATTTAGCTTAGCGAGTTTTTCTTTGAAGCATTCTCTTAAAACCTGCTCTTTATATTCAAGTTCTTTCATGTCCATAGTTAACCTCGCACAGCTACAAGATTGAAATGAGCCGGATCATCAAAGAATGCTACACGCAAAACTTTACGCCAACCCAAGCCTCTAGATCTTACATAATTACCAGTGAATGGTTGATACAGACTTGCCTCAACAGTTCCATTAGTAATAGTAATAATTGTTCCATCAGTTTCAGATGGTACCTGAGCAGATAATAAAATATCATAGGTACAGCCTGCAACTGGATTAAATGTACTTGGCACAGTGATAGTTGTTTCAGCTGTGCTACCTGTTCCACTTACTGCAATACTTTCAGCAGTTACTCTTTCAATATACATATAATTCCTCCGTAATATGGGATCACCGGCACAAGGCCGGGAAAATTATTAATTTATGGTACAGCATTAAACATAGCCTGAATTTCAGCAGCTGAAATAGCTTTAGTTGGCGTTGTACTTGCTAAAAGTTTTAGTGCACCTTCAACTGTTTTTGTGTTACCAATATCATGCCATGTTATTGTTGTACTCTCTACTTCAGCATAATAGTACTCTTCAGTATCTTCCTGGTAAGCAATGTCACCATCTGATACGTTACTTGTAGTATCTGCAGTACGTAATGCTGCTGTTGCATATGTAAGGTCTGGTAATACTATATCTGGTTCATTGGTTAATGCTTTATCTTGCTTACCTGTTATATCAATATCGATAATGGTAGCAAGTGCATCAAATTTAAGCACTGGGTCAGCATCTGAACCTGTGTTTACAACAACGATGTTAGTACCAGCATTTACTGTTTTACCAGCACCCTCAACAAAGTCACTTGTTGTCTCAAACGCATTTGAGATATTGTAAACCCAACCAGGATTTACACTAGTTATCTTAGTCCAATAACCGTCAACCTGTTGCCATAACCCTACTGAATCGATTGCTGGATCTGCAACATTACCAGAAGCTAAGTATGCTGAATCAGCGAATATAGCGTTACCCTTTGGCTTATATATTCGTGATAACTTTCTACTGAGAGCTCCTGTAAAAGTAGCAAGGCCAGCGCTATCTACATACTTAGCTTCTGACATATTTTACTCCTTACATTCCAAAGCCTACTGGTGGGAGAGGTGCAGCTGCAAACGGTCCCGGACCAGCATTCCAAGAATATCCTGCAGGATAACGTACAACACCCTGCATTCTTACATCAGACTTAAGATCCTGTACCTGGTCTCTCAGGCGCTGGATTTCATTCTGATCCATTTTGCTACTAAGTGCATTGAAACGTTTTTCGTTCTCGAGATTAAGTGCAGAGATCTGCTGTTTAATCTCACAGCAACATTCAGCCTGTTTAGCTTGTACCTGCTGAAGTGTCACTGCATTAGCAGCTATATCTCTCTGAAGCTCAACATACTTGTCTCCAAGATTCTGAGCCAGATCATGATATACATTGTTAACATTGTTATTGATGTCACGATTCTGATCCTGCAAGTCATTGAAGTTCATGCCTGACTGGAACTGAGCTGATGAAACAGGAGCCTGATCACCGGTCATAGGGCCTGGTCTTCCACCCCAGCCACCAAAGCCACCTCCCATCATAGCCAAGAACGCAAGGAACATGATTCCCCAATCTCCACCCATGCCATTGCCACCAAGATTAATTGCTGGCTGTCCACTTGAAATTTCCATATTATACCTCCTAGTATAATGAATTTATATTAACAGTCTAGACCTGTTTTTTACTTTGTACGTAAGCTTTGCACTCATCAATCAAAGCTTGAACCATTGCTTTATTTAACGGTTTATTTGTTATATCAGCAGCCTTTGAACTTTGGAATAAGACAGGATGCTTTTGACTAGTACCACTTGGTGCAATTAATAATGTATCAGTATAAATAACTAAATTGTAATAAAGGCTATTTGCTAAATCAGTATCATGCCAAGTAATACCATTATCATCAGAGTATCTTACACCACTGCCTGTAGTACTAGTAAGTGCTGCCTTTTTCATAAAGGCTGCTACAATACGATTATTAATTTTACACATACAGGAAATGGACTCTGTACTTGATAAAGTTGTCCATGTTTCTCCAAGATCATCTGAATACAGTATACCTAAACTGTAAGCATTAATTACTGAATCATAACTAGCAAAAATACGTTGTCCAATAACATAAAGCATACAAGGACCACTGAAATCTGTCGTACTCCAAGAGTCATTATCACTATCATATGTTAATTTGTATATAGTTTGCACACCTAGAGTGGAACATACGCCTATAAATACACAATTACCTATTGTAATTATACTGTTTGCAGCTCTATAATCTGTTTTCGAGCCTGTGTATAATGTTTCTCTAGTCCAGGTAACACCATTATCTAAAGATTTATATAGATAAGTGTAATTTGTTGTATTGGCCATTCCGGATATTTTTACATAGACTGCAACTATTGCAAAAACAGTATCTGCTGGGCCTTTACTAAATTTTATAATATTAGATATAAATGACTGACCAGATGTCCAAGTTTGTCCATTGTCAGAGGATTGATACACTGTTTTATTAATACCAGCTAATATTGTACCATCATCAAGTCTAATAAGAGCCGTGATTTTATAATTACTGGTATCATTATATATTTGTGTCCAAGTATTACCAGAGTCATCAGAAGCATAAATACCTTTAGTTGTACCTATAACTATCCTACCTGTTGGTAAAACTAAAATAGAGCTTACAGTAAGATAACATGTATTATTACTATCATCGGTATAAGTTACTGTAGATTTAGCATACCAATGTTTTCCTAATAGATTATAGACTTGTCTTAATGGTCTCATATCTTCACTCCATATTGTTTAGCAACTGCATCAAGGTCCATACCTCGATCTTTATATATCTTACGAAGCACTTTAAGTTGCTCAGATTTAGATTTACCTGCAAACATTTCTTGTGCCTGCTGCCATTGTTCTGGATGCTGAGCAATCATACCTTGCATAACATACTGCATTAAAGCTGCTTGTGGATTCTGAACAGCATTCATAGCCTGATATACATCCATTAATTTCCTCCAAGTTCTGTATCAGCATAAGCTTTAAGAGCATCAATTAATGCCTGTGTACCTTCTTCGTCAAGATACTCATCACATTCTTTATATTTAACTTTATGAGGTACACCATTTATTTCAACAGTTTCTTCTTTCTCTATGATCATTATTCACCTCCAACAAGACTATCAACATAACCCATAAACTGTGTGAATAGTTCATCTGCACCTGCTTGGTCGAGATACTTGGTCTGTTCTATAACATGCTGTGTTATTGTTTCAGAGTACCAGATACCACCATCAGAGCCTGCAATTACACGATTACCAATAACACATAAAGAGTACCAGGTGTCACCAGTAATATCACTCTGTATCCAAGTTTCACCATTATCATCAGAATACCATATACCACCACCAGTACCAGTACTAGAAATATTTCCTGCAATTACACGGTTACCGATAACACATAAAGCGCCCCAGATGCCTCCAGTAATGTCACTCCGTATCCAAGATTCACCGTCACCGTCAGAATACCAGATACCACCACCGTCAGAACCTGCAATTACACGGTTACCGATAACACATAAAGCGTGCCAGGTGCCACCAGTAATGTCACTCTGTATCCAAGTTTCACCGTCATCGTCAGAATACCAGATACCACCATCAGAGCCTGCAATTACACGGTTACCGATAACACATAAAGCGCGCCAGGTGCCCCCAGTAAGGTCACTCAGTGCCCATGATTCACCGTCATCATCAGAATACCAGATACCGTCACTGTCAGAGCCTGCAATTACACGATTACCAATAACACATAAAGAAAGCCATTCACTACTAGTTGTACCAATGACTTGAGTCCAAGTTTCACCGTCATCATCAGAATACCAGATACCACTATCAGAGCCTGCAATTACACGGTTACCGATAACACATAAAGAGTACCATTCACTACCAATTGTAGCAATGACTTGAGTCCATGTCTCACCATTATCATCAGAATACCATATGCTACCATTAGAACCTGCAATTACACGGTTACCAATAACACATAAAGATTCCCAGGCATAATTATCTGTACCTGTACTGTTAGTCCATGCTTCGCCAACTGTTTGTAAAGTGACATCTTTTTCTATAATCATAGTCTATGCCTCTATATTAAGTGTTTTCACACGTTACTTTCAAAAGAAAGGTATGGCTAGTTGCCTAACCATACCAGGAATTATTTGTCATAGTCCAGCCTATGGGTTAGATAGACCGTCTAATTGAGTCTGAAGAGCAGTGAGAATAGATTGTACTGACTCGAGTTTTGTAGCAAGTGCATTAATTGTGTCTGTTGTATCACTTGCTTCTTCAACATAAGCATGCTGAATAGGCTCAATTTTTCTTGTTGCTTTGCGTACTTTAAAAATTGTATGTGTTTCGTGAGGTACTTTAACATTATCACTTGACTCAAGTTTCCATACTCTTGCAAGTTCTGGGAAGTTCTGGTTAACACCATACAATGTTTGACCGTCAGCCCATACATATGTACCATCTTCTGGCAATACATCTTGATACCAACGAATACCGGCACCAACTGGTACGTTATCAAACTGAAGCAATGAAAGCTTATTAAGCTCAGCCTGTAGTTCAGCAACTGTGTCAGCAAGACCTTTTACAAATGACACAAGATCAGTTTCACCAATCTTTGCATTAATCTTGCTTTGAATATCACTAATTGTGACAGGTACATTATCAATACCAGCAAACTTACTAAGCAAACATTTAATAGCATTATTATTATTTGTTGCAAGGTTATTTGCATTTGACAAACGTGCATCAATATATGCTTTAACTTTATGTGGGTCCTGTTCACTATTTGTAAGTTCCTGATTCTTATGAGTCTCAAACTCTCGTTTCATAGCCTCATAAGCATCAGCATACTTAATCATAGCATTTGCAGATGTACCTGTCTGTGGACCATTCCAATCAGAAAATGTACTCATAATCTTACCTCACTATGATGAGCTAGAATCACTGGCTGGCTGCATTATAAATACACCAATTGTTGTGTTTTCATCGAATGTGTCTGTTGTATAGTAGAGCTGTGCAGTATCTGGATTAAATCCCATTACACTGTGATCAACTGAGTCATTAGTCATGAATGCTGGTGTACTTATGCCATACAAGTCACCAATAGATGCAGCTTGTAAAGCCTCAAAAATATCAGCCCCAGAACTTCCTGCAGGTACTACGATGCTTTGTGCGCTGTCAAGTGACGATGGTGAGCTTACAGTGTCACTGTCTAACCGGTCATAAGCAATTGTCTTTATCATTGACACAGTAATTGTGATTGTTACTTCAGCATCTGATGAGCTAGAATCGTCAGCACTTGAAGAGCTGGCTTCATCAGAACTTGATGAACTTTCATCATCCATTGTTACATCATCAGGTGTTGTCAATGAGCCTGAAATCTTTGGAATAAGATCTGATGGTATATTGTAACCAAGCAATGCTTCAGCAGTATTTTTTGGCACAATACTTTCATTTACCAGGTCAACGAGTACTGCCTGATATTCACGAGACTTTCTCAAAGCTTTGAGATTTTTATAAGTCATTCTTAGTTTAGCCATTTTGGGCCTCCTGTTTATTTTCTTTATCTTCAGGGTTCTGTCCCTGGTCTTGCGGTTTTAATTGAGCACTAACCTTTTGTATCAATGTAAGTACCCAGTTCTCGTATATCTGAGAAATAGACGTAGGAATATCACCCTCTTTACGAAGATTTCTTACCCAAGCATCTTTAATTATTTGATTCTGTCGTTCCTTCGTCATCGATAACCTCTTTCTCAGAGACAATGTTATTTTGACCATTAGGCAATGTTAATCCGTCAGGAATACCTGCTCCAATGAGCATCTCACATTCTTCTCTAGACAAAATACCAAGCATAGCTAAATCAATAGCCATACACTGATACTCAACTGACCTACGCAAATTACGCATTGACTTATTATTCAATCTACATGTTCCGACCATTTTATTCCTCCTTATCGTACTCATAGTCTAATAATAATCTATCATTAGGACCAGCATAACGCTGCATACCTAAAGATTTCTTTGTTCCAGTTTTAGGATCAACAAGAAATTTTTCAGTACTATATGACTGTAAAAAGTCTAATGCACCTTGCCAATCTTTGTTAGTAATATATTTTTTATACTCAGATACGTGAGCTAAAGATATATTACCTTCAATAGTGGGATTTGCAAAATCCTTTAATTGCTGTATACTCCATGTTCGTCCAATTTTATTCCTTGAACGATCATCTTGTTTCATATAGCTAAGTATTCTATGTTCTGGGTCAATGATCTTAGCAACTTCAAGTAACCTACGTAAACTTGTAACATCTTTTGTATTACCTGTTGTACCGTTTATAAGCTGCTTCATTTCATTATCAGCCTCAGTACGAATAAATTGCTGTAATGCTCTACCTTGACCAATACCCTCATTTTCAAGTAAGCTCATTATATGCTCAGCATATAAGCTACCTGTAAATCGTTTAACTCTATCATCAGCAGCATCAAGTAATTTTATCAACTCACCATTAGGATCTAATCCCTGTAAACCCCCAAAGTTTGATAAATTAGCATCAATGTTACCTTCAACACCTTCACTTATACCAGAATATTTGGCAGATAACTGTTTCATCTTTTGTAGCTCACTAAGTATTAAGGCATACTTATTGAACTCTTCTTCAGATAAACTAGTTAAGATCTTTTCATTTTCTGAAAAAGGCCTTCTAGCATTTTCAAGGTCATATTTATCTCCATAAATAAGTGACCTTATTAAAGGTGTCATTTTTACTAAGTGCCTGGGTCCAGAGCTTGTGACAAAACCTGTACCGTGTGTTTCATATTCAAACTCAAACTTTGAACCTGTTTGTCTACCACGAATACGAACTAAGTTCCAAAACTCTACCCCAAGCATGTGTCTTTCACGGGTTTGTTTACCATATGAATAGGTACTAGGGCTTGCTAGTGTTTTATATCTAGCAAAGTATAATAACGTACCAGCAACATAGGTAGGCACATCCATATAAACACAAATGGTACCATCAGCAAATGTAACTCTAAGTATGCGCTCAGTTTCAGCATATTCCAGTCTAGCAATATGTCCACAACCTTCTTCATCCCAGATTTTACCATGGTCACCTTTAGATTGATCAAAAGCCGAAGTCGCTTTTGCAAGGTTTTCTCGCTGTCTAGCAGTGTCTTGACCATGTGCGCTATGACCTATTATATCATTAGTATCATAACTATAAACTGTTTGAATGTTACCAAATGTATCAATAAGCTCATGCTTATGTCTTTTTACATTTTTACGCCAACCCGCTTGACGCTTATAGTGCCAGCCCGATGCAAGATCATATTCCTTTCCGCCTTGTCCCTGTATAACGCTTCTAAATTTACCTGATTTAGTATACTCAGAGAAATTACTTCCTGGTAAATAACCTGCATGAGCTGCCATAATCGCCTCACTTGTATAAGATTACCCGGGGGATTAGCCCGGGCATTTCAATTATACAGTTGTGATGTCAAAGATTGGACGACGAAGTTTTACTACTGTGTAGCAATAAGGGTATTCTGTGAACAGAGCACCCATTTCGTGCATAGCAATCGGCATCTTGTTCTGTGGGTGACGGATGTTGCTTCCATTTGTAAATGTTGCAACACGTCCATCACGCAGTGTAGGTGAACCATATGTGATACGCTGACTAAGATCAAGCTTAGCAATCAATTCATTTGGAATTGAAAGATCCTGGATTGCTGGTGGCTTAGATTTGCCCCATGTTTCCTGGATGTACTTGTCAAGTTCAAATGTTGCGTTGTCCCAACAGTTGTATGAAAGATCATTCTTTGGACCAATTACGATAACATCGGTTGGCATGTTAAGATCTTCAACAACTTCGTCAAGTACTGAGTTACCAATCTGGTAAGATACAGTCTTAACACCACGCTGGTAAACGATTGGACCAGCAACAAAGTTGTCACGAATTACCTTAACATTTTCACCTTCTTCATAGCCCATTTCAATACGAGTTACAGGGTTCATCCACATACCAATATCAGCATATGGTACAGTTGATTTTGTCAAGAATGCACCACGCATAATAGCATCGATAATGTGCTCGTTTTCCTGCTGAAGAACAAATCCACCAGCCTGTTCTGTTGAGTAGCGCAAGCGGTTTGGCTGATCACGGAATGCACGGTCAAGACCAAGACGTACTTCAAGATTTGAAGAAATTTCTGTAGGGTCTGTATACCATGGGAAGAGGTCAGCAAGACCTTCCATAGCACCAACAATTGCATCGTTACCAGATGTATAACCATCTGAGCCACCATAATTGAAGAGATCATACTTACCAGCGTATGGTCCGTACTGTACTGTGATTCCATTAGCCTGCCAAGAAGTCTCAAATACATTTGAGTTAGCTGAAACTTCACGGTTTCCAGCAACTTCAAGGAACTGTCCGTCTTCCCAGTCAGATACTGTTGTACCAACTGAAAGAAGTGTCAAGTAGCCAGGCTGATTTTCAAGGATGAGATACATTTCAGATACATCTGCTGCACCCCAAGGACGATTTTCTTTTGTCTTGATCAAGTACTTACCAGCCTTGAAGTTACTGTTAAATACGTTGATTGGTGCTTTGATACGGAATGGTACACGTGTTGAACCTGTGCCAGTAATATCAGAAGCACTGAATGTGTTAGGACAGAATGTAATTGCTGTTCCACCACCAAGTGTTACATCATGACAAGCATTGTCAAGGAACTGTGGAGAATTACCACCACGATAATCTGAACCATCAAGATATGGCGCAGAAAGCTGGTGAACAACACCGAACTGTCCATGAATAGCAAAGTTCTTGAACAATGAAGCAACATTCATACGCAAAGCATGCATACGTGTTGCAAAGTCATTTTCAAAAGCTGCTTTCTTTTCTTTTGTTTCAAGGTTAAGCATCATATCGATGTCGAAACCATCTGATACAGTACCGTAAGTTGCACGGAATGTACCATATTCAAGTTCACCCGGCTTAATCATACCAACGTTTTCTTTGAATGTCTGAGAATTCAAAGTACCACCAGTATTTGTACCAGCCAGAAGCATACGATATTCAAACTTATCGCTGAACTTCCACTCACGTTTCTTTGATCTAATCAAACGTACAATGTCTGATTGACAAGGAAACATACCATTGAGCAAGTATTCAACTACAAACACCTGCTTTGACAGACCTTCAATCTGATCCTGTGAAATAGGCATAATTCTTTCCTCCATTATGCAAAGTTTAATCTATATAAGGCTGCTGAATAGCAGGTGCCTTACCATCTATAATTTGCTAGTGTTTTAGCAATACTATTTGTACTGTTATCAATATTCTTTAATCGAACATCTGATGTTATATCTTTATCGTGTGGCTTGTCTTCTGACTCAGAACTATTGTCTCTCTCAGGTTCTTCTGACTCTGAGCTAGTATCAAGGTCTTTTTCAACATATACATCTGAATCATCTTTTGGCCATGTAAGGGCACCTTCATGCTTATTACCGTCTTTATCGGTTCCTGTACCAAAAGTGAATGTATCATCTTCAGTGTTATCTTTTTCAACAGTTTCCCTATCAGTATCACCATCACCATCAGTATCTTGTTCAGTCACTGTAACAGGTGTATCATCCTCATCAGCCATTTTCTGTGCCTTCTGTTCAAGCTCATCTTCAGCATCAGAAGAAAGACGCTCAGCAGCATCTTCAGGTTCCTTGTTAGCAATGTTTAAATCTTGCGCAAGCTCAAAGTCTTCTACCTGTTGAATTGTTTCAAGAACATCCTCAATTTCTCCTTCAGTCAAACCTTTGTTTACAAAGAAATCAATTCGCTCATCAGGCTCAAGACTCATGGCCTCAGCAATCAATTGAGTTAACTGCTCTTCATCCATTTAGTACCCCCTTGATGCGGCTTCAAGCATTCCTGCTGAAGGCTTAAAACTATTTGTATTTGCCTTACGTCTAGCTAAGGCACTACGAATATTTTTTAATCTTGCATCAGATGTTACCTCATTAGGCTTCTGTTCACCATTACCAACAGGCTCTTCAGTTTCAGACTCTGTTGACTGTCCAAGTTCAGGCTCTGGTCCTGGCTCCTGATCCACTGGTTCTTCAGTTTTAGGCGCCGGTTCACTTGGTTCTGCAGGTGGTTCATCTGGCATTGGACCTTCCTGTGCATTAAAATCAGTAATAGCAGGATCTGGTGGAACTTCACCACCTTCAATCACTGGCACCTCACCACCAACACTTGCATCAGGATTCTGAGCAACAACATCAGAAACAACGTTCTGTATTGCTTCAACTTTCTGTGCATTCTCAATTGCATTTTCTTGTACTTCTTTAATAGACTCAATGATTTCATTACATTCAGTTCTAAGAGTATCAAGAATTTCTTGTACTGCTTCATCTGCAGCAGAGGTGTCAATACCACGGGCATCAAGCTCATTCAGAATAGCAAGTCCAATTCCACGGTTATTAGAAAATCTAGAACCGTAAGTATCGAAAAAGTTTTTCTGTCTAGCAGCTTCTTTATCACCGTAATAACCGTTCTCTAACTGCTGAAGTCTCGCCATAAGTTCTTCTGTTCCTGGCATACTTAACTCCTCATTATTATTATATATTTAAATTAGAATTATGTAAATGTGCATTTTTCTAATTTACCATTTCAAATCGAATAGAGACTCCTTAACTGTATCAAAGGAATTCTCATGCTCTTTACCAAAGTTATTAGCTGTATCACCATGCTCACCATCATTATTCACAAAGTTTGATATGGCTTGTCTGGCATTATGTTTTATTTCATCATCATTATATTTACCTTTGCCATTTAATTGGTATTCTCTACCTACACTAATTAAATCTCGTTCAGCAGATTCACAAGCAATAGAACTTTCAAGATTCTCAGGTTCATAATTATTCAAAAGATAATTATACAAGTGATTATATAATGAGTATGAGCCTTCTTGATCTCTGCGTTTCTGATGGTCTTCTATCTTATTAGCGTAAGCCATTATAACCAATCCGTTATTGTAGCAGGGTTTACGTTTCTCATACGTTCCCATGCTGACTTGTCCTTCTTCAGGAAAGCTTGGAAAGCGAAATGTGCATCAGTGAGTTCACTTTGCACACCCATAATATTACTCTCGTTAAGCGCTGCAAACTTTTCAGCAAGCCTAGCAACAAGATAACGATAAACTTCTGGAGCAGGGTACACAAGCTTTGTGTCCGGTGTCCAGCCTAATTCCTTAACTACAGGATTTGTTTTCTTAATACCAAAGTGTACTGGTTTATCATCTATATATACCCAATCATTATTATCTGTATATCGTTTCAATTTATTATTTACTAATACTACATCACCAATATCATAGGTATCATATTCCGATATTTCAGTTACTTCTGGTACTTTTTCATAATTAAAATCTGTTGCATAACGGTTATAATAATAGCCTTTATCAAATTTATAGACTACACCATCAGATGCCTTATATTCAAAACTATTTTCTATATAAATGATGGAATTAATTTGTTCTGGCAATTGTTCTATATTAATTATTTTTTCATCAATATCATTCCAATCACGTACAATTACACCCATACCTGTCTTATCATTATATTTACAAGATAAATACTCAATATTGCTTGACTTACCGGTAAATGCAAAAGGATTATAATCAGTCCATTCAAAGTCTTTATTCAAGAAACCGGATCTCCACTCACCGGTTATATCATTCTGATATGAACAAAAAATATATGGGTAATCACAAGATATATACTTAAGCAACCAATTACCACTTTCAGGATCAGTTTCTTTTAGTACATACTCAGTAATATCTTCATCAGGTATTTCAAGTCTAGGATTTCTATGCCTAAGTACCCATTTAGTACATTTAGCAATATCACTTGAGTCAAGGTTTGGATCTTTAAAGTCATCAATTATTATTTCCTGATTAAGCTGTGTTTTATATGAACCAATAAGCATATATAAATTAAACATATTGTTCATTTCAATATCATAACCATCTGGATAAATTTTAGGATCTCGGTTATGATGTGTAAAGAATATTTGTGTAGGCTGTGGACAATACTCAAGCCATACTGTTTTATTTATAGCATCAGGGCACCAGAGGTCAGTGCCTGAGATTTGATATGTATAAGGTGCAGTTAAATCTGTATCACCAGACTGTCTGTAGTCTCTACGGTCAAATCCTACTGGCCTCTGTGCAGAGTACACCCTGACACTATTTTTCACAAAACGAGGTAACTTGGTTAATTTATCAGTCAACTTAACAGTTTTTGAATAATAACCAGAGTCAATCATACAGATCTGATTATAAATATCAGACCATACATAGTTCAGAAAGTTTAAGCAATCAGAGAAAGTATAACTATTCAATGCTTTAGTTTGTGCTAAACGCATTGCATCTTCAAGAGCATCACTTGCAAAAGGGCAAACATCTACTTGTAACATTTATATCTCCTACTTCTTCTGTGTTCTAGCTTCCCATTCACTTATAAGAGAGCCAAAGTTAGTGAAGAAGTTATTGCCAACTTGTTCAATAGCTTTAGATCTAACATTGAAATCAACACCAATTCTTTCAAGTTCATGAGTACCAGTATTCCAAGCTTGTAGATCATCTTTACCTGTAGCATGCTTAGACATATAATCACTCATAAAGTCAGCAGCTAGCTGATCTGTAACATCTGGTCCGGCTTTTCCGGTAAGTATAAGTGAAAGCTGTTGACCATATGTTGGATTCTTTGCAATGGTATTGTAAAGAGTAGCAGCTGTATCGGCACCAAAGTATCTTTCCCAAAGATCTTTGTACTGCATAAGATATTTTGATGTAACATCTTGCATTTCCAACTGACCTGCAAACTGATTCATTGCCATCTTAGCCTGATAATCATTAAGTGTAATACCAAATGCCTGTGAAACAGCCTGTTTAAATGCTTCAAGATTCTTTGAATTAACTGCAGCCTGTAGCTGCTGTGCAAGCTGTTTCTGATTAGTATCAAGCCCAATAGCCTGATTCATTGCCTGCTGTTCATATGTATTTAATTCAGGCTTATCATAACCATACCCAAGACTCTGCATACCGCCTGTATTACGTGTACCAACTGACATTATCTGAGTTCTAGGTCTGCTATTATATGCATTTGCTTGTCTCGCTAATCTAAGTGTTGTAGCATAATCTTTATCATTGATCATACCATATTGGCCTTCGCCTTTAGCTTGATTAGCCTCTTGATTTTCGTTTAATTTTTCAACTTCCTCTTGATATGCTTTCTGCTTTACAGCTTCAGTGTTATCTCGTGCTTTATTTGTATCTGAAGACATTGAAGCTTTAGTATCATCTTTAAGATCTTCTACATCATTAATGAGTTTTTCATCTTTAGCTTCTGGCTTTTGAATACCTTCTGGTACTGTTATATTAGTAACACCATTTGTTTTAGTTGCCATTACGCTTCTCCTTATTTATATGTGTTATATGCCCGTTTTACATTTTGACCAAGAGTTTGCCAAGCTGTACCTGGTAAACCTATCTCTGACATATACGGTGTTAACTTCATTTGTTTTTTCTGTTCTTCATTCTGTTCTTCAAGACCAAGTAAAGAATTAATAGTATTGCTAAATGCATCAAGTACAGCTTTAGTATTTGCGCCACGTGCAGCTGTTGTATTTGCAACACCTGCTGCAGTACGGTCAAGATAATTTTGTCCATAAGCTTCATTCTGTGCATTAGAGTGTCGTTTACTAGCTAAAAGAGCTTGTGCAAGTGCATTTGCATTATTTTCAGCGGCTTGCCCTCCAGCATGTGCTAAATTACTTGCTGCGGTTGCACCAAATCTAATAGCTCTATATCTAGGGTCAACCTGCATAACCTGGTCTATATTCTTACTGAAATTTTTAATATAATCCTCATTTTTAGCTTTAGCTTCTGCCTCATTATTTTCTTGTTCTTGTTTATCTTGAGCTAAAGTATTGAACATTGTTGCTAAGTCTTTTAATCCTTGTATATCTGTATTTGTTACACGGTCAGCTCCTGCACCTTTAATCAGCTGAATAATAGCTTTATCATTTCCATCCTGTACCGCATGTAAAATATTTGGATCTGACATCATCATTCCAAGTGCTGTTTTAATTACTCTACTGTTCATTTACTGCCTCCAGTCTTGCTAATCTTACTTTTATATCTTCCAGTGATCTTGCAATATCACCAATTGCTCCTGCATTCATCATAGCAACTCTCCCTGTATCAACTGATTCAATACCATTTTCATCCTTGTGAATACAAGCAGGATTTACTTTCTCAATGTCCTGTGCCATTGGTCCAATGTGAGTTACACTAGGATCATTGTCAGGGCTAATTTCCTGTGCTTCAGGTTTATAATTATAAACATAATTACGAATAAAGTCAGCATACCCTTTGAGAACAGTATCATCTTCAGTATCATCTGAACCAAAGTCATAATCACCAGCTCTCTGAGTAAGCCAAGCATAATCTTCTTGTGAAGGCTTACCAAATGTATCAAAGGCTGCTCTTATATGTTTCATTCTACAATCAGATAACTCGCGTTCATATGCTTTACAAAGCTCAATATTCTTAGCTCTATAATCAGATGTATCATCAGCAGGTGACTTATTTAACTGTGTTTCATCTAGCTTAGGGCTATCTGTATTTAACAATGTAAGTGCCCACTTTTTCCAAGATGCAAGATCAGAACCCATACCATTATTAAAATCGTAATTTTCCCAAAAGGCATCTGACTCAAGCATCTGTCTGCGTTCGTCATAGTTATTAGTTGAACGAGCTATCTCTGTACATAAATCAATTACCTGCTGTTTTAATCCATTAGCATTTGGATCTGGTGCTGCATATCTAGGATCACCTTCCATTGCATTAGGTGTTTTTGGTGCTTCAGGCATGTCTTCAGGTCTAGGATTATTTGCATCCTCAGGTTCTGTAACAGGTTCAGTACTTTCAGCGCCTGTATTATCAGTTTCTGTATCACTTACTTTTTCAGTCTCAGTAACAGGTTCAGTATTCTGATTTGTATTATTAAGGTTTGCAAGGCTATTGTAATAATTAGTCTGTGCATCATACCATTTATTCTGTGCATCATTTAATGCAATATTATTATCATAGTCTTGATCATATTCATCAGCTTTATGATAATACTGCATACCAAGACCTTGTGATTGTGTAGCACCCTGTTGTGCAACATCAGCTTCTTGTCTACGGTTATTTGCAATATTACGCTGTTGATCTTGACGAGATCTTTCAGCAGCTACATCAGGTGCGTTAGTCTGACGTGTTAAAGCGGCAGCAGCTCCTGATATACCTTCTTTATTAGCAATGTTCTGACGGTTCTGTGCATCATTCTTCATTGATGCAACTTTACCAGCTTCAGTATATTCGTTTCTATCAGCAATCTGTTGTGAAGCTTGGGCCTCCATCTGACGATTAGAAGCTTCATTCTGCTGATTCTTAGCTTGTGCCTTAGCTGTTACTGCAGCATCAGTCATTGTATTACCAGGAGCACGCCCAGTAAATGCAGCGGCTACATCACGATAAAATGATGGGTTTAAATTTGGGTCAATAGCTTGTGCTTCTTTTCTAGCCTGCCCCTGAGCTTGACGGTATGGATCTGTTGTATAGTCTGTATTCTTCCAGTTTCTTTTATAATCATCACGTTCAGTCACTAGTTCATCACGCTTTTCTTTTATTTTATCAATGAGTTCTACGTTCTGAGGTTTCTGTTGCTTATAGTATGTAATGTCATCTTCATACTCTTTTATACGGTTATTATAATCATGCATGGCATCTTCAAGTTCAGTTCTTCTTTGATGCCTTTCTTCTTTCCAATGACCTAATAAATTATATGTTTCATCAGTAAGTCTCATACACTACCTCTTATAGTCTTAATAAACACCATTTAATAATAGATCAAGCTGATTTTGATAGTCCTGTTTTTCCTGACTATTTTGTGCTTTACCCATAGCTTTTTTAAGTTTTAAATATTTCTTACCCCATTGGTTATTATTATTCATGTTTAACCAAGTGTCTTCATCATATTTAGTATTAAGCTTTAACTGCTTAGCTCTTAAAGTTTGCTTACCATATTTTGCTTCCAGTTCAGCTGTCCAATTAGGGTTATAATCTGGATCATTAGAATTATCACTAGTCGTCTTTGGCATCGATACATTACCAACTGCATCAGTACTATCGTTTATCTGGTTAACAGTATCTTGAGTAATTTGATTTGATTGAGACTTAACTGCTGTCGCTTTATTAGCTTGGTTTTGTTGAGCTTCTCTTTCACGTTCCTCTATATCGTTCATATTCTGCTGCATAAGCTCTTGTTCAGTTTGTTTCTGTTGGTCCATTCGCTGTTGAGCTTCTCTTTCACGTTCCTCTATATCGTTCATATTCTGCTGCATAAGCTCTTGTTCAGTTTGTTTCTGTTGGTCCATTCGCTGTTTAGCTTCT